CTAACGCACGCAGCCGGGGCTTGCCGGGCGAACTGTGCATACGTACTCTTGAAGTGCCCTCAATTTATCGATTTCCCGTTGATCGTCGCCGGCGACAGCGAAAGCGCGTTCCGCAGTCGCTCGGTCGAGGTCTGCGACGGCGGTGGCACCATCGCCCACGCTGGCGGCGCCGGCAGCTCCGGACAAGCTGTCGGCACCGGCTGGAGAACAGTTTCGGACCGTGACGCGCAGCTGGTCAGTGCCGGCAGCCAGAGCATCGCGATAACGGCGATTGTCGTTCTCATGATCCATCCGCTCCTTCGTGAATTTTGAGTCCACGGCGGCCACGCGCGCAGCCGCCGTATCGTGAGCGGCAATCGCGCGCTGCTGGGCATCGAGCGCAGTGCGCGAGATCGCCAGTAGATCAGCCGCATGCTTCTGCCCATCGGTGGCGCGCTCGGCCTTTTCGGCAGCCAGAGCACGCGCATCGAACACATGCATGCCATACGCCCCCGCGGATATCGAGAGTGCAACTGCAAGCATGTATCCTCCTGCTCGCCCTATCATGACTGCTGCGGCCTCTTCCGTGTCACCAATGGTTGCTTGAAGAACATCATTCCGAGCACGGCCAGGCAGAACCCGCCCGTGATCACGGGCTCTCCCGGCCACACTTCGTCGTAGCCTAGCCAGATCAGCCCGGCGAGATTCCAGAGGCCACCGAACTGCGTCATGCCCAGGACGATGCGCCACGCGAACGACTGCGGCAGAATCAGGAGCCATCCCACCGCGGCGCACAGCACGAGGTGAAGCAACACGTACACCAAAATCAAAGCGCTCATTCCTTTTCCTCCGATCCCGCAACGCGATCGAGCAGTTCCTCTGCGACTCTGTCGCCACGTCGCTGAATCACACGTATTGCGATCTCAGCGACGATCGGACCAGCCGTCCCGATCACCAGCGCGACGCCTCGCTGCAAAGCAATACTGTCGCCACGCAACCAGTATTCGACCACCGCGGGTGCGACGAACAGCGCCATCAGAGCGCCAATGATGATGTGCGCGAACATCAATCGACGATTCGCAGGGGGCACTACGACGACCCGCACGAGCGAGCCGGCCGCGCCTGCCGCGAAAACGGATAGCGGGCCGGTCAGGTAACGCACGTAGTCCACTGCCCCCTCCATCAAGATTTGCCGGTGGTCATCATCTCTGCGAGCCGCGTCGCGCGCGCACCGACCTGCCTTGCCCATTTCGAATCCAACATGCCTTTTGATGCCGCAGCGTAGTCGCCTCGCTTTATCGCATCGAGGGTGTTCACGAACGTCAGCAGGCCGCCGCCCATATTGAATGCCATGTTGACCATCACGCGCTGTCGGACCGAGTCGAGTTCTCGCCACCACGGTAGCTTGGCGTCAAGCCAGGCCACCGTGCGGTCGATATCGTCTGCGAGCAGCATGTCGCATTCACTCTCGCTGATGCCAACGTCGGTGAGGTTACGACCGACGCCGATGGTGATCTTGCCTACGGTGTCGGTGTAGGGCATCAACCGCCGTCCTTCATCCCGGCTGAGTTCGGCGACCAATGTCTGTCTGTCCATCACTGGGCGGGCTCCTTCTCCGTTGATTTCACGGAAGGTTCACTGGCGTCATCCGTCTGTCGAGCGTCGTCTTTACTCGAATCGCCTGCCGTTGGCTTCGATTCGGCTTTCTCTTTCGACGCATCGATTCGCGCTTGCCCCTCGGCGATACGGGCCTTCTCCGCTTCGATCTCGCCGCGAATCTGCTCGATCGAGTCAGCAGTCGGCTTGTCAGGCCAGTCACAACGATCCGGGAATGCGGAACCGTTGATCACGTCGACGAGCTGCATCTGATATGCGCTCCATGCGCGGAACGTGGCCGTCGCGAGATCGTCCAGCAATCCCGCCGCGACCGCGCTTTCCTTGCCGAGCGTCTGCCGCTGCGCCTCGGCGTAGCGCTTCTCGAAATCCTCCATCGCGAGCTTGCGTTTCGCTGCCGCCACAATCTGAGGATCGACCGCCCAATCACCATCGTTCCAGACATACTCGTCCGACGGCCGAGCCTTCTCAGTCAAGCCAGTTTCTTCGGGCGTCACGCCCGCGCGCGAGATCTCCGCCGGTTCGCCATTGCTCGTGCGATACAACACGCGCCCGCGATAGTCAGGCAACAAGGTCCACGCCCCGTCGCGCCAGAACGGCCACGTGTGTCGAGATCGATCCGGCAACGGGGTGTCGGTAGAAAAAGCGGGCATAAGCCAGCGCTTCTCGTTTCTCGGATCAGGCAGAGCCAGAGAACTGCTCACGTACTCGCCGGTCTCGCTGTTGAAGTGATGGATCATCATGATTTCGCTTCCTTCCTCAATAAGCACGCATCGTTGCCAGCAGCGCGATGTTGCGCGGACGCGATTCGCTTCCTCCATCTGCGCTGACGGTAACGGCATGGCTGTGCGTGCCACCGCCGCCGATACCAACGTTGTGACCGTGATTTCCCGCCCAGTCGATCCAGATTCCGGTATCCGTATGCGATGTGTATCGAATGTCTTGTCGATCCCAGTTATACGGCCCCCATCCTTGGCCATAGTCGACAGCGACAACGCCAACACGACCCATTTCAACCGTGTGCGAGTGCCCAGGATCTTTCGCGACGTGGTAATGCGACCCCTGTGTGTCAGTCCATGCCGTATGAACGTGGTCTGGCGCCGCAGACGCCGTGGCGCCGTGACTATGTGAGCGGTTCATGCTGTCTTGCCATGAACCGCATACGCGGCCGCTATCAACGCCCCGACCGTTGTCCCAACATCGAATATGTTCGCCACGAAGCTCCGGTACGCGAAACGTTGTCGCACCATCTCCGTCAGAAAAATTACCCCAGTTATCGTCGTGCCAATTGGCGTCAGATACAAGCGCCCCACTCTCCTGTGCGTATGACCACAACGCCGGATAATCTTTTCGGAGAAGCAGCGCGCCGTCCAACACGAGATGACCTGCACGAGGTCGTGAACGTGCTTCAAAGTAAATCGCCCCGATATCCGCAGTGCTTATAGCGCGCACGACAAATGCAGTGGTCGCAATTCTTGTCGAGTTGTCTTCGAAGCTAGGCGTGGGCGCGCTAGGACTGCCGACAAAAGCAGGAGATTCGATCGCCGCTTTCCTGTTCGGATCGAAGTTGCCGGTGTCCCACGGCGTAGCGTTCCACATCGGACGAGTTGGCAACCTCAACGTACCTTGCTCATCGATGACACCGTAGTTGTAGGCACCGGCCGGCCCGGTCCGGAACACGAGATTGCACTTGCCAGGGTCGTTATAGACGACCGAGCCAGCATCACCGTCGCGCATACCTTGATTGAGGGCCACGTTCGGCAGATACAGTGCCCCAGTCATCGTGCCGCCAGCTTTGGCCACAAGCGCACCAGGATCAAGGTTGTCCGTATCCCAAGGCGTCGCTCCCCAAGTCGGCCTCAAGGGCAACGTCAACATGCCCTCGTCATTGATGTGGCTGTATCTATAGGCGCCGGCCGAGCCGGTTCGGAACACGATATTGCGCTTGCTGGGGTCGTTATATATCTGGGGCGCAGCCCCGTCATCGGGCAAACCTTCGGTAAGGCGCACGATGGGGACGTTGAGCGGGCCTGTCATCGTGTCACCGGCCTTGAGCACAACCTTTCTTCCAAACCCTGGATCGCCGCCCACCGCGCCCGCCAGCTTCCCGAGCGTGTCGAGCGGGCCAGGCGCGCCGCCGACGACATCAGCGACCTTCGTCTTCACCTCGACGTGGGTCGCGTATTGGGGGTGAGGATTGGCAGCGGCTTCGTGCGACGCCATCAGCGCAATCATCGCGCTACCGTTCGGATCGACGATGATCTTCACCACGTTGCCAACCGCCTCGTCGATGCTCATGTCGTACGAGAACACGAAATCCACACCGGCGGACATGACCGCGTAGCGGCCGGCCTCCTGCGAGCAGTACGCGAAGAGGACGGAATCGGGCGCTCCCGGCTCACCGGCCCAGATCCCGATCTCACACACTTCGTAGTTCGACGCCCCGATGAACACGGCCGACATGCGGATCTGCGAGTCCGATATCTTCTGGCCCGCCCCGATCGTGGCAAGTTGCTTCGGTGAGACGAGCGCCGTCTCCTTTCTGTCCGGAACACGATTCCCGGTTCCGAACTGGATGTGAGTCAGCGTCACGTCGAGCCCGTTGTTCTGGGCATTGAAGATGGCGGTCTGACCTACAGTCGTCAGTTTCAGGTTCAGCGGTTCGCTCACGCTATCGTTCCTCTGGCATTCAAAAGTTGGGCGGGATTGCCGTGACCCGCAGCAACCCACTGGGCTGTTCCCTCCATCGGCACAAGCAGATCGAGGGCACCCGACACGTGCCAATTTTGCGCACCGCTACCTACCGCGATCAGCCGCATTTTTCCGATGTTGCTGGTCACTTGATGCCGCAGGCTAGGTACGAGGCGCGCGGGCATGACACTGGGCAGGCATCCGCGAACGAGATCGTCCTTCTCCGGATCCGGAAAGCTGTTGATCGTGATACGCACCCGGCTGGTCAGAAAAGCGTCGACGCCGCTCTCTTCCCGCACGTCACTGGGGTACGGCGACGTCTTTCCGTGCCAAAGCTGAACGGCCGTGCCGATGTTCGGAAAGAGCAACTGCAGGTAGGTGCGCAAGAAGTGCAAACCGCGCCCCTGCGTATCGCCGGCTTTCCAGGCGCGATACAGGTAGCGCGTGGAAGCCTCCTCACCGTCTCCCTGGAGTAGCACCAGGCCGTCCGAATTGACGGCCCGCCGCACCAGTTCAAACGAACCGAGGTGCGCCATGCCAAGCACGTTCACGTCGAACAGCGCAGGTGCCAGCGCCGACGTGAACAGATGCAAGAACAGCCGTTTGAGATCAGCCTCGACCTCGTTCTCGACGTAGCTGTTCTCCAGCGGCAGGAGCCGCGGAAGCTGGGCATTCGAGAAATCGAAGGCCATGCGCTATGCGCCCCAGGAAGGGATCACGATGTTGGCCGTCGCGACGTTGACGGTCAGGCTTTCCGCATCCAGGTAGCGCCACATCTCCGGGCGGATCTGGATGCCGGACGGCTCGTCAATACTGACCGTCAAGTCGGAACCGGCATCGGCCAGCGCCGGCACCTTCTCGCGCAGCAACGCATAGACGCGCTTGTAACGCGGGCGGGTTCGACCACGCCGCGACGCACTCGCTTCCCGACCGTACTCACGCAACAAGGCTTCGCTGATCTTCCGTCGCACGTCCGAAGCGATATACGACGTCGATACCGTGGCATTGATGGTCATCCGGATCCGCGAGATGACCGGTGTGAAGAACCGCACACGATAGCTGTCGTCGGCAGCGCGCACGGCCGCCTTGATTGCGATCTGCGTGGCCGTCAGGTCGGCATCCTCGATCTCGACGGCAGGCGCTGGGTGGCGCGAGTCGCCCTCGCCCCGAATCGCCTCGCCTCCGTCGCTCGACAGGCAGGCGATAAACAGCGCGTTGATGTTGTCCAAGCTGGCCCCGCGAGCCGCCTCCTCTGTTGCCTCATTCCACACGGAAAGGAACTGCAACGTCGGGAATGTCCGGCGCACCAGGAAATCAAATTCACCGAGGAACACCGCGTTCCCGTTGTAGATCGACGGGTAGCGCGCGAGATCCCGCAGCACCGACATCGGCATCGGGTTCTGGCCGGCGGCCAGTAATGCATCCATCTTCATGTCGACAGCAGCCTCGGACGGTGAGCTCAGATACGCGAACGCAAACGGGCTGCCGAAATCAGGGCTCACGTCGCCCGCGGTGTAGAACACCGTCAATGTGATCGCTGCGCCATCCTTCGGCTGGACGCCGACCACGCCGTCGAAGCCGAAGCGCACATAGACTTGCTGCTGGTCGTCGGCCTCGACGTGATACACGCGTTCTTCCGGCATGGTGTTCACGTAGCGGTCGCGGTATTCGTAGATGCCGTCACCGTCGCTCACGGCGACCGCGCACAGCACAGCCTCATCGTCGGCCGGTGGGATCGGGATCGAGTAGAACGGCTCGCTTCCGTTCACGATATGCGTGAACGTGACCGCTCGCCGTTGACTGGCCTCGAACGTCGCCTCATCGCCAGGAGGCACGGTGGCGGCCGTCTCAACGCGATACGGCAGGCCTGAGGAATCGAGCACGGCAGTCCCTGACTCGATCAGGAATGGGCTGGACCCAGCGTTCCTCGCGCGAACAAGCACGCGCGCGGGCGTCGCCTTGCGCACGATGCCGCGCATTGCGGCATCGGCCATCACCGTGCTGTCGCGCGTTTTCTCGAACGGCTCGATCTGCGCGACTTCTATCTGAGCCGACAGCGCGCCCAGCATTGTCGCCATGGCGTCCAGATGCTGTGTGATTCTCGGATCGCCTGCGTGGTACAGCGGCGCGATCGCTGGGTAATCGGCGATCGTGTCGCGGATCAGCTTCTGGAAATCGGCTTTGGTCAGCACGTCATGTCCCCGGAACCTGGATTGCCCGGCCACCCACTTCAACGATGAGCTCGAGGCGGTCCGGTAGGGAAGGCACGCCGTAGAGATTCAGCGCGCCCGCCGGCAAGCTCTGGAGCACCGGGACGTCGGCCCGAAGCTTCTGCAGGAACGCCTCGGGCGCACCGTCTGCCTGCGGGAGTTGCAACAGGGACTTGGCATCCTGCCCGTAATCGGATCCCAGGTAGCCGCTCACTGGCGTGTCAAGCCAGTGCCGCACCATGTCCTGAATGTCGTTGCCAGTGATCGTAGCCATGCCCCAACGGTAAAGGTTGGGGCACGACGGGAAGCGCGGCATTTTCCGGGTCAGGATGGACGCGAGCCGCTCGCTTTGCTAAATTCAGGGTGTCAGCCGCGCCCACGGGCTGCCTCTCTCGTAGAGTCCCGTGCGTAGCCCCGCCAGCGATGGCGGATGTCACCGGCAGCCACGATGGCGCACCCTTGCCGAGACGACGTTGTGTAGGCTCCGCAAGCGTAGGCCGGGGTGCGTCAGCCCCCGCCCCCGGCGCACCGCCATCACCCTTAATCCTGTTCGATGAAGACCGTCAGCGCCCAAGCATTCGAGCCCGGCCGCTTGATGAGATGGACTTCAGTGCCATCCCGGCCGACGATGATGCGCTCCACGCTCTTCACCGAGAACCGCCCGGTCTCCGCACCCTCGGCTATGGTCCGCACCATGCGATGAAGCGTCGCCAGGGCCTGTCCGGCTGTCATGCCATCCTTGCGCGGCCTTGCCTCCAGCACGTGCGAGATACCTTTCTCTCCCTTGCGCCTGCCACGCGCATCCGGCGGCCATCTCCCCTCGGTGCCCCACACGAAATCCACCCAGCCCAAGCCCTCTCGGTACATGGCACGGTGAACCGTGGTTCTTTCCTTCAGGGCCTTATCGATCGCAGCCAAACCACGCTTGATATTTGCCGGTCCAGTCGGTACCGCATCCAGGAGTACCGGATGAAGAATGGCCCTGTATTCATGTAGTTGCAGCATCGCCTACGCCCCCAATCCGCCAGTCACGATATGCGCGATGCCACGCTCGCGCAGGTCTTGATTGACGTCCGACGGCGCTGGCGTAACGACCACGGGCTTGTGGCGGTCGCCGGACGCAAGCGGCACATCGATCCTTGGCGCTTCGGCCACGGCCGGCACAGCTGGCACACTCGGTACCGCCGGCACACGAGCCGACGCCACGATTGGCATCCCCGGTGCCGCGATGCCCACCGGCGCAACGGGCATCGGCGCCGCGGCGACGACGGCCGGCGCGGCCGGCTTCGGACTGCGACTCGCCCCGACGTCCGCAACCGAGATCTTGTCCTGTGCCTGCCGGACATCCGAAGCGAAGGCATCGCCTCGTCGCATCATCTTCCCCATGCGGGCGTACGCCTCGGCGGCAGTCACACTGCCGTCGCCATACAGACTCTTGTTGCCCGATATGACGGCCTCAATGCGAGCGCGCTGCTTGTCGTTCCTCGCACCCTGCAACAGCGCATCGCGGACGGTCATACTGGGATCGCGTTGCATCCCCTTCAACAGGCTCTTGGCGTCCCTGTCGCCGAGATTGTGGAAGGCGTAGACGTTCGCATCATCGTCGGCGCCACCATATTTGCGCCCCTTCTCGATGTTCTCTCTCGTGAATTCGGCCAGCATGCCGGCCTGGACCGTCTTGTCGCTCCGGTACTTCGCCGCCTGATCCCGCGTCAACCGGCCCGCTCCCGCCACGCCATACTTCGCGCCGTACTTGTTGAGCATGTCCGTCCACGTACTGTCGAGGAACTGGCCGTAGCCGTGCGCCGACGAAATGCGGGTGCCGTCCTTTCGGATCGGCGCCGCCTCCGCATTAAACCCGCTCTCGAAGTTGGCGATCTTCGCGACCGTACCAGCGTCCACTCCCGCCTTTTCGGAAGCGCCGAGCAGATAGCGTTTGGCGTCGCGCCATCGAGCCGCAATGCCGCCGCCTATTGACTGCGCGCCATGCAAGAGCGTCGAGACACCACGCCCGGCCGTTGAATGCGTCGCGGCCCATTGCGCGCCATGCTTGATCCCGTTCACCGCCTTGCGCTCAACGACGGTGCCGAAATCCTTGACTGTCTTCGACACCGACGACCAAACACGCGACGCAGCGCCCTTGATGTCGACGCCGGTCTTGTCCTTGACGAAATCGTTGGCGGCGTCTCCCTGCGTCGCGACCCAGTTGCCAGCTTTCTGCCCGGCTTTCTTGACGCTCTGCCATCCCTCGGACAACCGGGCGAGTGCGCTGTCCCACGCTTTTCTCAACGTTTCAGTTGTTGCATCCCAAGCGGCGGTGATCTTGCCGGGGATGTCGGCCTCACGTAGATCCGTCACCCACTCGCCGACTTTGTCGCCAATGATCTGGCCTGCCTGGTCGCCAAAGAACATGCCGGCCGCACCACCCACAGCACCACCGATAGCGGTGCCAATCGGGCCGGCGAAACTACCGAGCAGCGCCCCAACCTTCGCACCAGCGAACATCCCGCCTACCGTGCCGGCGAATCCCCCAACGGCGGCGCCATCGTGCTTGTCTTTCTCGCGACGCGACATCGCATCGTCGGTCTCGGTATCGTAAATCTCGGACGCGGCGCCGATCCCACTGAGCAGCGATCCGATGAACGGCAGACGGCGCAGCATTCCCTTGCCGAATCCAAGCACGCCTCGCGCCACGCCTGCCAGGAGACCACCGCCACCGGACAGGAATTTCCCGGCACCGGCCGTCAATGTGCCTACGCCGGGAATCCGTTTGAGCATGGCCCCCAGAGTGCCAAGCCAACCTGAATCGCCGCCTGCTTTGGCGGCCGGCTTCTCGTCGAGGGATTTGAGGCGCTTGGCGGCCGCCTTGCTGAAGGCGCTCTCGTCTTTGCGGAAACCCGTCAGCGACGCGTAGATACGTCGTAGCCACCCCTCCTGCCGCTTCTGCTTGTCGCCACCGCTCAGCAGTTCGTAGCCACGCGCCATCGGCTGCGCGACCTCCCGAAAGGCTTTGATGGCCGGGTCCGCCTCCTCCATACCGACGCTCGACTCCTTGATCGCGCCGACTAGCCGCTCCGCGAAATCGTGCAGTCTGCCTTCCTCTTCGTCATCGACTCCCGCACCAGCGCCGGGGGCAGTACGTGGGTGCCGTACTGGTTGGGACGTCGACTGTCCCGAAGTGCCGATGAATCGTCCGCGACTGTCACGATTCCGCGGCTGGGCTACCGCGTGATGCGTCATCGTGCGTGCCGCACGCACCTCGGACGCGACTGGCACCGCGGAAGGCCGCTGCGGAGGTTGAGCACTCGCAGGTCTGCGCCCCGAATCCACGCGTGGGGCTGGCTGCGGCACAACAGCGGCCCGTGACCCAACTCGCGGCACGGTCTGCGCATGGGCCAGCAACGACGCGATACCCGCGACACCGGCCCGGATCGCCCGCACGTCGTTACGCATCGCTGCCAACGATCTGCTCCTTTCCAGATCGATGGCATCACCCACCAGAAACCCCTGGGCATCATGTTTGAGCGTTGCCATCACGGCCTCATAAAAGTGTCAAGTTGCGAGAACGTCATGTGCATCTCCGACAGTCCGTCCTCCCGGCGCGACAGACTCAGATCGAGATTGGCCGGACGAAACAGGCCGATGTCTTCGTATCCCCCTCGGTTGCTACCTCGCGTGATGAACGCATGGACGACCTTGAACGTGATCGCGAACGAGTCGGGAACGCCGACCGTGCCGTCACGTGCGGCAGCAGCGCCGTGGTGGGCCGCGAACCACCGCTTCAAGGAACCGTTCTGATCATCGAGCGTCGTGATGCGCAGCTCCACGGGCTCGGCGCCCTGAACGACGTCGATCACCGCGCCGCCGACACGACGCTTGTCACCAGTCACGATGAACGGGGAATACTCGACTTCCGTGGCAAAGAGATTGAAGCGCTGCGACATGTCGCCGGCCAAGCGGCTCGACGCCTCGATCAGCCACAGGTTTCGCTTGGCCAAGCGCTCACCGCGCATCTGGTCATAGATCTGACGGGCTTCGGTGGGACTGATCCCGCCGAACAGCGGCGTCGGCGAGCCCCAGAACATCGTCTGCGCGGCAACGCCGCTCATGCCGGGCAGCAGATCATTCAGCAGCCCGGAGTCGAGCAGACGCATGCCGGCGGCGTTCCAGTCACCGTTCAGCAGATCGCCCAAGGCGCCGGCCCCCACATTCGCGGCGCGCTGTGCCTGAATCGGCACGTACTTGTTCACCAGGTTCATGCCGGCGTTGACGCCCATGCTCTGACCCATGCCCGTGACAGCCTGCGCGAGCTTGCCGCCGCCCAGGAAGCCGGCCGCCGCATCGGTCACGCCGCCGATACCGGTGGTCAGGCCGGAGCGAACCGAGTCGATCAAGCCGCGGCTCGACAGCGTGTCGGCGATGTTGTTGTAGAGGCTCATAGCGGCTCCCCTTCACGATCCTCCATCGCGCCGAACCCGCCGCTACTGGGATCTCGGCCGCCGTCTGGCGGTTTCGCATCGACGATCGTCGCGTACAGCTTCGCCTGGTCCTCGTCGAGCATCATGGCCTTGGTCAGGAACTCGATCATCACCTCCTTGCTCGCGCCCATCTCGCGCATCATCTGCATGCCCTGCGCGAGCAGCATGCCGGCATTCATCGAATCGGTACGGGTACGCTGCTTCTCGGCCTCCAGCGCCGAGATCGAGCCGAAGAAGTTGATGGCCCAGGGGCGATCGGACGGGTTGAACACCATGCCGTAGCGACGCATGGTGTGAATGTCGATGACGTGGTTGAAGAACTCGGCGAGCGCCACCCGGATGATCCGGGCACGCTCCGCGGCCTGCGCCGAGGTACGAAAGAAGCCACCCTCGCCGAGGCCGCCCGACATTTGGTCGGCGAATCCGATCATGGACAGATCGACGCCGATGGTCCCCGACAGCAACCGGGCGTGCAGCAACACATCCTCGATGCTGATGCTGCCGGCCCGGCCGGGCTGGCCGCCGTTGGCCGGCCCCACGGTCGTCAGTTGCTTCTCGCCGAACACCGGGATGAGGTGGCGGATCCGCTCCATCACAGGTCGGCCCCGCTTCACGGCTTGCTCGGCGTAGCTTTTCGACGCCTTGAGCATGTCCGTGAGGGAGTCAACGAACCGCTTCTGCTGCTCCAGCGTCATGGACTCGAGGTTGACGGCCACCATCTGCTCGTCGATGGAATCCATCCAGCGCTGTCCCACCAAGCCCAAGAGCGATGCGGTCAGGTTGTCGTATGCCTCCTCGGCGTTGTAGAGCAGCGATCCGCCCGCCATGCTGGGCATGATCGGCAGGTTGTCGAGGTTGTCCTCGGTGATCGCCAGACGAAGCGCCTTTTCAACCACGCCATACTGCGGCACCCATTGCGTGCGCGGCATCTTCAAGCGCGCCATCTGCGAGACGTCCAGGCGCTCGAAATTGCGTTCGCCCGTATAGACGGCGAATCCCACCGTGCGACTGCCGCGCTCGTAGGGCTGCACCAGCGGTGGCCGCACCATCTCGTCGACGTACAGATCGTTCACCCCTCGCGAATTCGCGTAGATCCGCGCATAGGCGTCTCCAAACGTCGACCCGGTATAGGCCATCTGATGCGCCACCCGGTTGAAGAGTGGCGTCAGGTCGGCCGCGATTTCCTGGCTGATCGCCGACAGGCTCCGGTTCTTCTTGGCGGCGGCGGTCTGCTCGATGAACACGAGGTCGCCGCTGGTTTCGTGGCCACCGAGCGCGGCGGTCACGAGCAGCCCCACCGCGGTGGAGACGATGGGGCTGCCCTCCATCAAGGACCACTTTTCGTAGATGATCTGCCGTGCCCGCGCGCCGCGACTGCCCGAGCCGAGCAGCGACGCGACCGTGGTGGTGCCGGCGCCGTAGAGAAACGTGTCGGACTGGTCGATTTCCTTGACCGGCTCGACGTTCGTGGAAGTCCATCGCTTTCGGGACAAGCCGAAGCGCGCCAGGAAACCCGGCTTGCTCGGGTTGGAAGGGTGTTGTGTATCGGCCATGCTGGGAGGGTAGGCTTCCCGCAATGGCCGACTTCGATCGATTTTCCGCTAACTGCCTGAACCGAGGTGCGCCATGGCGCCCTCGCTCTCTGCCGTCGCGGCATTGCCGAAGATCGCGTCCAACAGCGTGGGATTGCTCGTCGCCTTCTCGAACACCTTCCCCTCGGCGACCACGCCGAACAGTCGGTCGAAGGCCGCATTGATGCGGGTACGCTCGTCACCTTCGGGATACGGCTTCCATTCGGTCCCGAACAGAGGGTCGACGTGATACTGATTGTCCGCGTAGACGCTCAAGTAGTCGTTGCGGCGGTCCGCACTGGCGAGCTTGTCTTCCAGCCAGGATTGGAAGCCGCGCGCGGCCATTTCTTCGTGGCTCGACCAATACTTGCCGTAGCTTCCGTTGTCCAGAACGGCTGCCTCCTTGGCGAAGCTCGACACTGCCTGTCCCGTCTTCAGATGTGCTGATGTCTCACCCGGCATCGCATAGAAGGCCGCGGCGAGCTTGCGCCAGTTCTTGCGATTCTTCAGGCTGCGCGGATCGCTTCGACTACCGAAGTAGGCATCCACGGCCAGCACCGCCGCTTCGGCGCCGCCAGCGTCCTTGATGGCGCGTGCCAGCGCATTGCGTGGCGAGTCGACATTGACATGCGCTACCCGGACGTCCTGCTCGGAAAAGTCGATGCGTTCGGTCAGGCGGTTGTCACCGGTCAGCATGGCCTCGCGCAGCTCGACCACCGCGTCTCGAATCGGGCCAGGTGGCAGCAGATCTGGATTCATCGTCACGAAATCGTTCTTTCCTCCGCTGGGTTCCTCCTTCACCAGTTCGTGCAGGATATTGTCGATGGCGTGGAACAGCTCATGGCCAAGGCACCCACCGCCGCCCATCTTGGTCAGGTTGACAACGCGATGAACAGGCTCGTAGTGCGCCCGCGCCGCGTTCTTGCCACCCGTTCCGCGTGCGCCGAAGGCCATGCCGAGCCGGCCGCCGAGGCCTAGCGCGGAAACCTCGATACCGAGCATGTCGGCCAGGTCGGACATCGCGGCAGCGGTCTGCTCCACATGGAACTTGGCGCTGTTCGGGTCTTTCAGCACCCAATTGCCTGACTGCACGTCGCGCAGGCCCAGCATGTCCTTCAGCGCCTGCGTCGAGTTGACCGCCACGGGCGCGCCACCCCGCCGCTCGAACTGGTCGGCCACCCGCAGTTGGAAGCTCACCTCCTGCCTGGTGGCATCCCTCGGCACGGTCGGCCGCTCCTTGTCGGCCCATGACCAATCCATGATCTTGCCGACCTTGGCATTGGTGACATGCCCGGCGAAGGAACCCGAGCCACGGAAGCTCCGGTAATGAACGAGCTTCACGAAGCGCTCTCCGAATGTCAGCCAGGAACGCGTCGTTTGGTTTTCGACCAGATTGCGCGTCCGCGCCGCCTTCACGAGAGCTTCACGCTCGCGGCTCATACCGGTGATCTGCTCGCGCAGCGCCTCGATCTTCGGATTCACGTCCGCGCGAATCGTACCGAACTGAGACCAGAGCCCATCGGCAAGCGTCTTCGCCTCGTCCACCGTGCGCTGCTGCTCGACGCTGATGGACCAGCCGCGCCGCTTGCGCTGCTCCAAGGCCCGCTCGGCGGTGTACAGGGCGCTGCGTGCTTCCTGGGCCTCTTGATGGACGGCGTTACTGGAGCCGTCCAGCGCCCGGACCTGGGTCGACATCTCCCGCATCTGCTCGGTCAGCAGCTCGTACTGCTCGGCCTCGTCCGGGCGAAGCATCGTCCCGTTCAGTTCGTCATGGATCTCCGCCACGACATCCAGCACCTGGGCCACGGTCTTGACCGATTGCAGGCGATCGCGAATCGACTCCAGACCGATGGCGTAATCCCGGCGTGCGCCGGGACTGTCTTCGGCCGGCGCCGGCGCGATGCTGGCGTAGATCTTGTCGATCAGGAACCCGGCAGCCGGCTCCATGCCGGCATCCTGCAGCGCTTGCCAGCCAGTCTTGCCGAACAGGTTGGCCTTGACCACCATTTCCTTCGCTTGGCGCGGGTTGTGCTCAATGGCGTCGAAGTCAATGTCGCTCGCACGCAGCCGCTGGCCAGTCTTGCGTGCGCTGGAGATCAGGTTGGCCGCCTTCTCCTTGCGGCTGTCGGCGATGTAGCCGGTGTCGCGGTAACGGTAGTTCGAGCTGTTTGGGTCGTCGGACAGGCCGTCATCGTCGTTCGCAGCATCATCCGACGCCCCCAGCGCATTCTCCGCGTCGGCCTGCGCGGCGGCAGAAGCAGGGAGGACATCGACAGCCTCATCGCCGACGATGAACAGGTTGAGCACCATGTCCCCACCCTCATCGTCGGCGGAATCCAGAGTCTTGACGCTGCTATCAACATCGGCTAACGTATTTTCGTCGCCATCCCCCGAATTGTGATCGGGGATCGATTGCGGCACAGAAGCGGCGCTGGAGCTATCCAGTGCCGTTTTTGTTTTGGCCTCGCGCCGGTCAATCAGAAAGTCGTAGTACAGCGTCCCGCTCTTGTCTTCCTCGATGACCAGTTGCAGCGCCAGCGGATTTCCATTCAGGACAGCCGCCGATTCGAGGTGGTAGTACGCATCCACGGTGGGCTTTGCGCTGAGCTTGTGGTTTACCTCGCGCACCGGGTTCTTGCCCGCACCAATGATCTTCTCGATCGCCGCGATCAGCTTCAATTTACGCGGATCGGCACTGAAGGCCAACGTTTCCTTGATGCCACGCTGGCGAATCTCCACCGGCTTGCCCAGCGCCGGGCAAGAAACGAGCTTGCCACGCAAGGAGCGGAGATATTCACGCGCAGCGGCGCGCAACTCAACCTTGCCTTCCTCGGTATCGGGGAAATCTCCCAGCTCATTGCCGGCGACCACGACAGGCACGTCCGCCTCGGGATTCACGTCAGGCGCCCGCGCGCGGCGTGCGGCCTCGGCCATTGCCTCTCCGTCCACCTCGCCCGCGTGCTGCTCGGGCGTCGTCGGGTCAAAGTCGTCGGAGGCGGCTGGCGCGCTCGGCAGCTCGAACTTGCCCTCGAACGGCTTGAACTTGCCCGTGGCCTGGTGCAGCACCTTGATCGGCTTCGCGGCATCGACGCTGCCGCCCCAGCGGCGATACAGCTCCACCTGCACCTGGCCGCCCCGCATCGCGTCGCGCAGCTCGTCCACTTGGTCGGCCGTGGCCTCGGTGGTGGTCATGCCATCGGGCGAAACCGCTTCCACCTTGCCAGCCTCGACGCGGAACGCATCGGGCGCCCCGGCCACGATGCGGCCCGCCACGCGATAGCCGGCCGTCATGTAGTCCGTCGTGAGGCCACCCCAGGCCGCCAGGAACTGGTCTACCTGCTCGTCCGACACCACCGACTTCTCGGCGGCCATCGCGGCGCGCTGCTGGTCGGGCGTCATCTTGTGGAACGGAATCTTCGCGTCGACCGAGCTTGCGTCCTCGGTGTCCGCTTGAACGACTTGGGATTTTGCCGAGACGGCTGACGCTTCGTCGCGGCTTGCAATCGCATTCTCTTCCCCATCGATGAACAGGTTGAGAACCAGCGCACCCTCGACGACGGAATCCAGAGCCGCCTCGTTGACATCGATACCTTGGCTATCTATATTGGAAGCGTCCGGATGCCAAGAATCGTTGTCTTGGGAACGTTCGGGCACAAGGACGGCGCTTGAGGAATCGAGCGTCGTTTTTGTTTCTGAACGATCCACAAGCAGGTCGTAGTGAAGGAGCCCGTTACTGTCTTCTTCGATCAGCACAGCGACCCGCACGATCTCTCCGTCGAGCGCTACCGTATTTTTCAGGAGGAAGTACCGGCGCACGTCCGGCTTGCTGCCCCTTTTGTGATTGGGCTCTTCGACACTCTCCTGCGCCGTCTCGATCAACCTCCTGATCGCCGGGATCAGCTTCAGCTTTTTCGGACTGGCGCTGAAGTGGATCGTCTCATTGATGCCGCGCTTGCGAATTTCGACCGACTGCTTCAGGACAGCGCATTCGATCCACTCGCCGCGCATCGCCATCAAGAAGTCCTTCGCTGCAGCTCGCAAAGCCGTTCGCCCCTCGTCCGTGTCGGGAAAATCGCCGAGTTCATTGCCCCGCAAGGTGATCGGCTCAGCAGAAGCAGTGAGCACTGTGTTCGGATGTGAGACGTCGGCCGCCGCATCTCCATCACCACCCGGCTCGTGCGGCTGGTTTGGCACATCGAGCTCGGGCTGTTCGGGCTCATGGGGCTCGTCAGTGTCGATCCCACTCTCTCCGGGCGACGCCTCGATGTCCGTAGCGGGCGCGTGCCGCACTTCCTGCTCATCGCGTTCTGCCTGGGCTGCTGCGAGTGCCCGCGCACGCGCCGCGTCCTCGGCCGCCACATGCGCCACCTCAAGATCGTGCTGCGCCGTGTCCAGCTCGTTCTCAAGCTCGGCGATTTCGCCTTTCAGCGACCGGATGCTCTCCATGCGCTCGGCGCGCTTGGCGTTGACGCGTTGGAACGCCGCACTATTCCTCTCGGCCAGCCGCATGACCCGGCGCGCCACATCGCGCAGGTTCAGGTCGATACCGCGCTCGGGTGCGACGACGATCGTGATGTCGCGCTTGTTCAGCAACCACTTCCACGAGATCACCTCGTCGGCGGGCGCCATCTTGTTCGGCGTCACGTCCGGATTGTGGAAGTAGATGCTCACGGTCTGGCCGTCGGACAACTCGAAGATCGCCGCGACATTGGCAACCCCGCGCTGCTTGAATGGCTGCGTGATCTGTACCGCGAGCGGCTTGACGTCATGGCCGGTCCGCTCCATGACGACGCGCAATAGCTCCATCTTGCGCGGCAAGCGTGCATAGGGCGACACGAGCGCATCGAGCGTCAGCAGCCCCTCTGCATCCTCGATGACTTCCTGCTCGCTCACCGAGTCCAACAGCAAGCCGTCAAGCGCGTCCGAGCATCGGATCTCGTAAAGCACTCGATCAAGGGTTCTGTCGACGGGCAGCGCGTCGCTGCCCCACTGCACTTTCTGGCTCACGAATTCAGTCCTTCCTGGGTAGGGTATCGGCTGAACGCGTGGCACTTGCCTATCTGCTGCAACGAAGCGAAAACCATGCGATCGAGCCTTTCCGGCCGCGCTCACTGCTGATGCGGCCTGCCAAGGAAATGGTATGGCTCGGAGGTACGAGGAATGTGCGGTGTTTTCCGCCCTACGACTTCACGCAGCGTGGGCCCACCCTGCTACGTCAGATCCAGCGCGGCAATCTGCATGCGCACCTCAGCGATGGCCGCTTTCAGCGCGTCGCGCTTCTCGACCAGGACCTGCTCCATCTTCGGCACCGCCGTACGAATGCCGACCGGCGGCCGCACCTTCGCCGCGGCCAACAGTTTCTGGAAGCGTGAGCGTCCCGCATCCATCATCTGTGCGATCTCCGCGATCGCCCGGACGTGATCGTCCTGGTTCTTGATCGGCAGGACTCTGCCGTTGAGCAGCACCTGGAAGATGTCGCCCGTCTGCTTGATGCGAAACGTCACGCGCTGCGAGTCGGCGAACGTCAGATCCATCTCACGGTAGGTCACGCCCGAGGTGCGCTTCAGGCCGGACACGATGTCCTGCTGAACGACGGTGGCGCCCGCTCGCGTGAAGTAGCGTACGACCTGTTTCGCCGCGGTCGACTTTGCCGAGAGATCGCGAAAACTGAATAGCAGATTCTTCATGGTTGATCCTTTACGTTGGGCCATCGGTCGTGCCGCCACCACGCTTCACGCCAGGATGCTTGTGCTCGCTGCCGACGTTCTTGCCGTTGTGCGTCAGTTCGCCCCCGGTGATCTGGAAGTTGCCGTGAATCCTCGACGTGCCGCCGCTACCACCGCCCTTGACGTTCAGACCGCCATCCACTGTCAGGTTGCCCGTGCAGGTCGTCTCGGCCGCATCGACGGTCACACTGGGCGCCTTCACGGTCACGTGCGAGCCCGATTTGACCAGCACGTCGCCGCCTGCAATCAGGTTCATCAGCGTGTCGGCCAGCAACTCCAGGTTCGCGTGATGCCAGCGGCGCCAGTCCACCGCATTGCCGGCCTGCGGGTTGCGGTATCCGGTGATAATCGGATACCGCGGATCACCTCCAATGAACGCGATCCACACTGCATCGCCCAGCGTGATCTCGAGCTCGGTTGAATGCGCGCCGTCGCGGGATTTATCTCCGATGGGGTATTCGATTTCCGCCTCGGGCAGTACGTCACCGCCATCGGTCAGCCCGGGGATTTCGACGCGGCACGTCCTGCGGCCTGCGTGATAGCCGCGCACGATGGCCGGATAGCGGCCAGGCATCAGGCCATACTCCATCATTCCTCCACGCTGCCCAGCCACAACCGGCTGTAGGTGTCGCTCGCGCCGCCGTCATCGGTGCCCGAGACGAAGGCATGCGCCGCCGTGATGACGACCAGCTTGGCACCGCTGGCAAGGGCGACGAGATCACCGGCACCGATGCTGCCGTTGTAGGCCATCCGCGGCGTCTTGCGATGCACGAGACAGCGCGTCATGTTGCGCAGGCGCTGGACATCCTTGAATGGTGAGAAGCGCACGACGCGGGGCTTGCTGCGGTTGCCGAAGATGGCCGCGCCGGCGGCGTCCAGCGAGAAGAACCAGGGCACCTCATGCCGCTCCATGAAACCGCTGTCGATGTCATCCGCCGCCACGTCAGGCAACGTCATCACGGGCGTCTGCTTCAGCAAATCCGGCAAGCGGACGAACTGAAGCCTGCCCCTGCGCCACCGAACCACGCCGCCCTCTTCCTGCAGGACTCGCGCGATCTGAAACGTCGGCGTCTCTCCCACTGGGCAGTAGAACCGCGGCACTGGGAAATCCGCATCGACGGCTTTGATCGTCGCCCCGGCGGCTCGGTAGATCGCCGATAGCGCTGCGCTCTCCTTGAGAATGGCGCGGCTGCGCACGTACGCGGCACCCTGGCACGCATCGAGCAGCGCGATAACTCGGAACGCCGCCATCTCGCGTATGCCCTGAGCAACCCGGCTGCCCACACGCACCGACTTGACGATGCGCAGCACGTCACCGCCGCCCGTCGAGAGCGTCTGCCCTTCCTTCAGCAGTTTCTCCAGGCTGTCGTCGCCGGCCCGGATCTCCGCCTCCAGCGTGACCGGAATGGGGGCGAGATCTGAGCGCAGTGTCGCGGACTTGATCAAGTCGCCACGAATCTGGTTGCCGTCGGACAGAAGCAGGATCATGGCGCGTCTAGACGGTTACGATCGGCTGGCAAAATGCCTTGCGCGGCATGTCCGCCTCGATCTGCGCGATTTCCGCGGCGACCTCGCTGGCCGAGCGGCCAAACGGATCGATGCCCAAGCCTCTGGAGGCCTCCAGCTGGAGCGCCGTCTCGCGCTCGACGTAGAGCATGAACAATGGACGGATCAGCGCCCATTCGGAATCGTTGATCTCGGTGTCCTTGCCGACCTCGCGTGGCGGCGTTGCGGTCTCGAATGAGCGGATCGCCGCGAATCCGGCATAGAACCGGGTCGCGGCCAGCAACTGCGCCAGCAAGGTGCCCTCGTCCAGCAGGTTACCGGCCGGCCGCTCCTGCGACGCGAAGCGCTCCGCCAGTTCGACCAGCGTCGCCATCAGCGGTAATCGCCCGAGTTCCCCGGCAGCGTTTCGCCGAAATAGTGGAAAAACAGCGTGCCGGAGAACACCAGCACCTGCGAGCGGTTCTCCCAGTCACGATCCGGGTTGTCCATCTGCATGAAGCAGTCGACGATCCGCTTGGCGCGCAGGTACTTCTGCGGCGTGCCCTCGTACACCTTGGCGTTGAAGAGGCCACCGCGGGCGATGATGTCGATGAGCATGTTGTCGACGCTCCCGGCCACCGTCTCCTGCATGGAAATCTGACCTTGCTGGGCGATCTTGATCTGCTGGGGCTGCCACATGTTGGCGCCGAGCGGCATGGGCACTTCGACTTCCCCGGTCGGCGAGATCTCGGGCCACGGGCATTGCTTCGCCAGCAGCCAGTTGGCCTCGAAGCCCTCGATCTCGAAGGCGAAGTCGGAAGATATGACCTTCGCGCCGAGCGCGCGGGTCGTGTCGTAGTGCCCCTTCAGGAGGGAGGCGGTCGAGACGGTCATGGCGTGTCCTGTCGATGTGCAATTAATCGGCGTCTAGGATAGAACTGCGCACGTTCGGATCCAGGCGTGGTTTTCCATCTGGATCACCCGTAGTCATTGCCGGTAGGCGAGGATTCGTCTATCGTTGACGGGACTGCTGTATGATGCGACGCCTCGCAGCTGCGAACGTAGCTGCGCATTAAAAAATCATCAGACAAGCACCAGTCCAGATGCAAACCATGTACGCACACATCGCGGGCGAAGTCCGCGAATTGACCCTACCAGCAGTGCATGAAGAAGTACTTCCTGGCATCTGCTGGGGAGCATTCGATGAGCTGATGACTCCGGCATATTGGTGTGGGCAAGCTTGGCAACACACTGAGTCCGGCACATTCTGCGATTTTCGTCTCGGTCGCTCGCTAGAGGAGGAAGTGGCTGCGTGTCTGCTAGGGGGCTGGGGGATGCCAGCAGAGTTAGCGTTGGCTGCTTATTCGCGCGTTCGAGAGCGCAACCTCCTACACGCTGGTATCACTGCGCAAGATCTCGAAAATGCGTTGAGTGAGCCGTTCATCTTTCAAGGTCGCGAACGCAAATATCGATTTATCCGACAGAAGGCACGATATCTAAGCGGTTGCCTTGAACGTCTGGCCGGCTTTACTCCTCCCGAAAATGACATTGCTTTTCGGGACAAGCTAAACGAGTTGCCGGGGATCGGTCTCAAGACGGCTTCGTGGATTGTTCGCAACCTGCGCCCGCAGAGCGAAGTAGCGATTCTGGACATTCACATTCTTCGAGTGGGCCAACACCTTGGCCTGTTCCCGGTGGATTGGCAGCCAGAGACACACTATCGACAACTGGAGGCTCGTTTCATCGCGTTTGCGCGTGCTATCGACGCCTCGGCAGCCACGCTCGACGGTCTTATGTGGGATCACATGCGCCGTTTGTCCGCCATCATGAGGAAGATGCACACGCAGTCCGAGCAGCTCGATCTCTTCGTTGACAACAGCGTCGGTGTTCACTAATCGAACCGGCGCCGATCAGTTTTCTACTGGCAATCCGATTGCCGCCGCACCGACAGCAAGAAGCTGTTCGCTCAATGGAAGGGCCGAAACGACCTCGCTGCCGAGTAGACCTAACGGGCAGAAACTGAGTCCAAACAATGTCGCGACGAGCGCAAGCGTTTGAAGCATAGCGCCTGCGTCTCGCCAAACAAGCGTCTCGCAATGCGCATAAGCGCTCGCTGGGCGAGCCATGTCGGCGACAAACGTTAGGAGTGCTCCGTTCGAGCCAGGGAGTACCCGTTGGCATTTATCGATCCATGCGTCCCTTGCCTCGGGCGCAAATGTGAGCTTCTCAAGCATGCATGAATCGGCGTTGATGCGAAAAACAGCCGAGTTGTCGAATATCAAAACCGAGATTGGATGAAGGGCGCCAGCCGACAGTGTTGGGCGGCGACTTCGCCTCAGCGCGTCCCCCTCTTTCCAGAACCGAGGCATTAGCCCAAAAAGCATCGCTCCAACCGTCAAGTCTAGCGGGACTGGCAACAGCGTTCGGGTAGAGCGGCGTTGTTCGAACACATCCACGAACGCTAGTTCTTCAGGAGCTCTGAATGGCTCGAACGGAGTACTCGATTCGACCGGCCACGCGTAGTCCGAGTACGGACCATCGCCTAGCGGTCGTGGATCTTCAGTAAGGATCAAGCCCAAGCTCCTCGAGCGTCTCGTAGTGCTTTCGGCAGCCGCGGCACATCCCGCAAGCTTCATTTGCTACGTGACAAGAGTGGGCCCATGCGAGTAAGTCAGTGGGAACGCCGGACGTCTTGATGAGCTCCGCTCCACTCAACTGGATAGCGGGAGCATCGAGCGTTATCCCGCCTTCCTGGCATTGCAACACTGCACTCATGGCCGTGATGAACTCAGGTTTGCCATCGGCATGGATATCATCGGTACGCAGCGAACCTATCATGAGCCTGTTTACATTGAGCGTGACGGCCTTCATTGCCGCCAGAGTGACCAGCATCTGGTTGCGAAATGGCCACCACTCCGATACAGGAGCGAGAGTCGCGGGCGACAGACCGGCCATATCGCCACTACCTAACGCGCTTAAGTCGGCCTGGATCAAATGATGCTCGATATTGAGCGCATCACAGACTGCTGCCGCTGCACGCGCCTCTGCCTGGGCTGCGCGCTGCCCATACGCGACCGTGATACCGACTTCTGGGCGTACCCAGTAGGCGATGGCAACCGAGTCCATACCCCCGGATAGAAGAAGTGCTGTCCTCATGCTTTCCATGCCGTGTGATGGAGCGCCGTTACCAAGTCGAAGAACAACCGGCAGTCCGTTCCAACAACCATTTTCAGGTCCTCTTCGTTGACCGCTTGCGCGAGCGCATATACGGGGATTTTCTTTGAACGCGCGTAGCCGACCTCAAAGATGGTGCCGGCGTCAAGGCCATCGAGAATCGCAAAGACTCGGTCACAGGAGTTTAAGGCTTCGATGTCTTTCGGTGCTACATCGTGGGCAGGACCGCGGCCGACGTCATGAACAGGAGAAAACACATCGAGGCCGAGCTCAACTAGGCAACGTCGCGCCTCGTCCACGAGCCACCTTTGCCCAAGATTGAAGAAAGGGCTGGCCAAATAGACCTTCCCAGCAACCGTAGACGCGGGCGTACGCTGAGTCGCCGATAATTCTTGAACTGGGGCTGCAGGCAGCCCCATCGTTTCTGCGTATTGCGAGACCGCACGGGAAGCCAGCTCTGCTGCGGCAGCAGGGCTAGCGCCATGCACCGCCCATTGAGCTGCGAAGATAGCGGCAAATACGTCCCCCGAGCCAATGGTCCATACCATGTCGCTGCGGTAGGCGGGGATATGTATCTCGGTGCCGCTGGCGCTGTACACGTACGCGCCAGTTGGCCCCGACTTGACCACAACAACTTCAGCACCGCGCTGCAACAACGTCTCTGCAGCCGTCTTCGGGTTTGAATCCCCGGCCATTGCAGTAATTTCGCTTCGATTGGCGACAATCGCAAGGTGCTCGGCCTGGCTACCGTTAGCCCAGAACGACTCCGGATGGAACGCTGATTGTGGGTCGTAAACGCACCATTTCGCGTTCACCTTTCCTGCCCCCTCCAGCATCCCGAAGCGCAGCACTGCATTGGCGCTTACTTCAATGGGCTCGTACCTATGAATGCGTGCTATGGCTGGACGAATTACAGGTGTCGACATGCAATGCACGTATTCAAACGAGATCCCGGCCCGAGCAGCAGTTGTGGCCAAGTCGAATTTATACACCGTTGCAGCTTTTTTGAATTCATTTTCGACGTCAGGGTGCGCATAGGTGTGTAGCAACACTTTGTCGACGTGACTAACAAGCGCAGTTGCAGCTCGCCCACCAGAACCAAAGATTTGGTCCCACGCAGGCCAAATACACTGCTCGTGGTAGACGCCACCGACGACATCAATTTTGCTTTGCGTCATGCCAGTCGCACCCGGACTTGGCAAGAGCCCCCTTGGATTCCCAGTACCTCCACGACGTACCTACGGCCGTTCTGGATACATTCGATAATCTGAAGCATTGAGCGCGACGTAATAGACCCCACAATCTGCCCAGAAGCGTCCTGAGCGACGAGTCGTTGCGGTGGTCCAGCCACGAACACCACATTGAGTAGAGTACCCGCTCCCACATTACGTAGTGCAGCTGGCGAAACAGAATTAAGGGAGGTCACTTCGTCGATCACACACGGGTCACTTCCGCCGACACCACCGCCTCCGTTTCCACCCGCATTCGGCACCGGCACAGGTGCTTTGGGTTCCGGCCGCCAATCTCCGCCACCACCGCCGCCACTTCCAGACATATTTCCCCCGCATCATTGATGTGAAATCAGCACCATTTTTGCGCAAGCTCACATTTTGTTGCTTTTGTCTGATGAACTCACACATGGGCGGATAAAATTTCTTGAAATATATTAAATTAAATTACCACACAGTCAAACTAATTTTTCGTTAGCGTTCAAAAGGCAACGACACAAGCTATCGACGAACCATGTGCAGCTAATGACAGCGGTTAGAAGAAGCACAGCAGCATGAATATCAAGTACACATGAGGCAATACGAAGCCTACCTAGCCATACGAGCTCGGCATACTAGCGCTTTAGGGCTCTACGGCCCGTCGGTGTCATTCAAGCCGCTTACCACGTAAAAGATCGCCGCGCGCAATACACTTGAGCTACCTCGCGTCTCAGATAGCATCGACCACGGAAATTGTGGTCCTCATTTCTATCGCGCCTTGGCGACAAGCTTCGCCACTACCCCGGTACCGCGTATCACATCGTTGAGCCGGCTCACGATCGCCGCCTGCGTCTTTTGCTCGGTTTCCCTCGTCTGCTTCCACGCCTCGAACGGCTTTCCACCGAAGAACGCTCGCACGACGCTCGGTGGCATGGCCATCGCATCGTTCAAGGACGTGGCGGAATACAGCGTGAGGCTGGACGCCAACGCCATCAGATTATCCGACCAGTTCGCGCGCGATTCCGGAGAGACAGGTACGTGCCGGAAATCGGGCGGGCGGCAGATCGGCTGCCGCCCCTCCTTTCGGCATCGCTACGATGCCGTCGCCCGTCAACTCGATCCTGAATAGGTGGTGCAGCTTCTCGCGCCCCTCGAAGAACAGGCCCATGAGCGCCGCGAAATCCGTCTCGGGAAAGCCGCTCAGGATCCGCATCCGCCCGACCAGAAACTCGTCGAACGCGCCTTCCCCGTCCGAGGCGTCGGGCACGCTCTCGCCGGCACGGACCATCTGCGCGGCCATCGCGCCGAGCAGCCAGTGAAGTCGCGCGCCAATGCCTGCGACCTCGCCGACCATGCGCTCGATGGACTCGGCCATCGCCCCAGTCAGGTGGCGGATGTGCCAGACATCGCCGCCAACTTCGCCCAGTTCGAGCATCGGCGCCGCCGTCTGAATATCCGTGCCGCCGTCCAGGTAGTCCGAGTAATGCCCCTCGCCGACGGCGAAATCCGGACCATCTTCCGCCGTCGCGGCAAGGTAATGGCACACCACCAGCATGCGCTCCTGGACCGTCCACCGGGCCGGATCGTCGAGGCCCTTGGCCGACTGGACAGCGGCGCGCAGGAACGCCGTGCATTCCGCCTCCGCCAGATGCGGCGGCATCGACGCCACGGCGATCGAGTCACTGAACGACAGTTCGCGCAGCTGCAGCGTCAGGCGCCGCGTGCGCAGCGGCGGAAAATGGATCACGTTGTTCCTTCTAGAGAGACGTCACGGACGCGTTGCTCCAATCCTTGCGGTCTATCGCGGTCAGCGTGCAGAGGGTCAGCGGGACGGCCAGTTCGACGTACCGGCCATTGACGTCCACCGGGGAATTCAGCGGCATGCCGATGGACTCGATCACCAGCGGGGAGAACGTGCGCCCCTTGTAGCGCATGGCGATGCGCGTCGGCGACCTCGACGGCATCAGCGCCTCGACGGCGCCCATTCCTCCCTTGAGCGTTTCAGCTGCACGCGCCAGCACCGATCCGTCCTTCGATAGCTCGATGGGGAGCGCCCATTCCATCAGCTTGTTGAACGGCGCCTCTACCTCGCTGGCCGCGTCCCGCCACGCGCGGAAAAGCGCCGTCACCGTGATCTTGACCGGCGGCATGCCGTTGAATACCTGCGTGGAGTTCAACTTCGTGATGCCGGTGCGCCCTTCGAACTGCCGAAGGAAATCGCTGGACTGCTGCTGCGCGCCTGAGTTGGACGCATCGTGCTTCTTCCCGATCACCGCCTCGATGATCGGTTGCAGTGCGCCGGATTGCAGCATCGCCATCAGTGTCGGCGCCCGGGATTCCGGGCCAGCCTGCTCGAACGGACTTTGCCAATTCAACACCATCTCGAGGCTCGCGTCGCCGAGCGGGGCCAGCACCGTCACCGGGTCGGTCTTCTCGGGAATGCGGCCCCAACTGTCCTCCCCCGTCTTCGCCACCTCGTAGAAGCTCGCGATCAGGTGCGGCGAGAGGCCGTCCCAGATCGAGGTGAGCGCGCTACCGTCCAGACTGGGCGAGACGCCAATGGCGGGAATGGTTGGCATGGTCGAGAGATGAGCCGCAACGACAGCGAATTGTCACAGGCCCGACTTGCGGCGCAAGCGCATCGACTTCATGCGGCGCATCATCGCCGACGCCGAATGGCTCTTCATCCGCGCCTTGCGAATCGCCACCTTCTGGGCCGCGGACAAACGCACCTTGCCGGAGATCCGCTTGTTGATGCGCGTTTTCTTGCCACCGCGCACCACCAGCGTCTTGCGATACACGGCATCCAGAGCCGGCGCCTGATCGTCATCCGCGAACACGAAATCGTCGATGCCGGCGCTCGCCGCGTCGTCGCCTTCCGGCAGCGCGGACGCCACCAGATCACGGACGCGATCGGCCGTATCGCTGTCCCAGTCGTTCAGGAGCGCGCCGGCATCCGCCTCCGTCACGCCGAGCCCAACGAGATAGTCCCACGCGGCGTTGAGCGCGACCTCCAGCACGCCCTGCTCGTCGTCGGTGATCTCGCCGTCCTTGTTCGCGTCGGCGATCCCGATGAACAGTGCCATCAGGCGGTCCGCGTTGGTCTCGCCGTCGCCGAGGTCCTCGGTTTCAGCCCATTGCTGGACCACCGCCACCGCCGACATGCTGATATCGGCCACGGTATAGTCGCCCGCACCAGCCGGCGGAGAATCGTCGGCATCGGTAGTGCTATCCAGCACCGGCTTGGGCGCAGACGCGCGGCGCGCCATCGCGCTGCGCAACAGTTCGGTCATGCTCATCTTGAATTCCTTGTCTGAAGAGTAGCGGTTAGCGCGTCAGCGTCTGGGTCACGAACGTGGCGCGGTTCGTCCCGTCGTAGCGGAGCCAGTACGACACGTCCATCGCGTCATAGGGACGTTGCGCGTTCGGACGAACATCGAAGACCCAGGACCGGCCGTTCATCGATGGCTCGCTCGACGGCACCAACCACTTCGATGCGTCGGCCGCCTCGAACAGCGTGGTGAGAAAGTCCTGCGTCTTCTTCACCGAGACGGCGATCGGCAGCTGCAGGTAGTCCTTCGCGGTGCGCGTCACCGCGTCGTCGATGCTGGTCGACATGTCGGCCACCGAAATCAGCTTCTTCAGGCTCGAGTCGACCTGGGCACAGGTCAGCGAGTCGAGGAATACGTAACGGCCGCCGCCGGTGTAGGTTTCGTACACGACCGGGTTGATCTTCGCCCGCGCGAGCGCGTTCTTGTCCTGGTCGCGCAGCTTCACCATCTGCGCCACGCCCGTGCGCTGGATCGGCCACTCCCGGCCGGCAATCGGGTAGTTCTTGCGCGCGAATCCCTTGGCGTTCTTTGCGGCGTTGCGCAGACAGGCGTAGGCGATATTCAGCGTGGCGGTGCCGAAAAAGCCTTTCGGGTTCACGCCCGTCGGATCGTCCGATTTCAGCGGCGTCCAGAATGCGTGCAGCAAGTGCGCGGTTTCGCTTGCGCCCATGTTCAGTTGATCAACGAATGCCCGGGCGGCATCCACCGACAGATCGCCGGGCACGTCGAATTTCAGTTGCCGGTTCGTATCGAACGACAACTGCGCCAGCTGCGCGAGCAGCGCCGGGGCTTCAGTTGCGCCAGACGACAGATAGGCGTAGTCGAACTGCGTGTACTGCAGCTTCTCGCGCGCCGCCATGTAATCCTGCGTGGTGTACGACGTGCCGCCTTCGTTGAAGCACCGCAGCACGCCCGATCTGGCCCATTGCTGCTGTCCGGTCGGGCCGTAGCCGTAGGCCTCGGAATCCACGGCGATCCGGGCATCGATACCTTGAGCACCGACTGCCACCTCCACGGCATCAGTTTGCGACGCCACGACGTCCCGCAAATATGCAGAATTGCCATAGTCGTCCTTGGCATCCTGATCCAACGATCCCGAGAACTCGTACAGTAGGCCGCCTGCCGTATCGCGCAGACGAAGCGTGATGCGATCGTTGGGTGCCTGGAAACTGCTGCCGATCGTTTTCTCCTCGGCATGGAACTCGAGCACGATGCCGTCGTTGAAGCATTCGAGATGCCGGACGGCGAACAGGAACCGCGCGGACGGCAGGACCTCGTCGACCGAGTAGGTGAACTTTCCCGTGGGCATCGACTTGGCGTCAGGTGTGCGCTCGACCGTCACGATCGCGTAGCTGATGCGCGCCGTGGATGGCACCAGGCGTTGCACGACGGCCTGATAGGCGCCCTTGTTCAGGGCCTCCACGACACACACCCAGGCCTCGTTCAGCGCGTTCAGCCGCACCTGCTCCCCGCTGCCCAGTCGCTTGAAGACGTTGCCCTTGTCCACGACGAACGGCTTGTCGATGCGCCCGCGCGTGGCGCGCATCACGATGCCGAAGATCTGGTCCGAGTTGTCCGTGCTCGGGATCTCGGAGTCGTCGCGCAGCGGGTTGAGCTGCACGCCAGACTCCGCACCGAGCTGTCGCGTGAAAGCGGTGGTCATGTCGTCACTCCTTGGCAGTGGCGCCGGACTTGCTCTCACCGGCCGCCGGCCGCGCGTCGTCCGTGCCGGCATCCGCCGTCGGCGCCTTGCCCTTCTTGCCCTTGGCCGCGGTATTCGCATCAGTCGAGGCTGCGCCTTCGACCTCCGTGAAGGTCAGCGCATGCGGGTAACCGTTGAGCTCGGCGATTTGCTCGATGCTCGAAGTGACACGGTGGAACAGATCGAGGTTGACGACCTCCACCACGGCCCGGCTCTCCGCCGTGTTCGCCACGTGCTTCAGGAATAGACCCGGCACCTCGGGAAACACGACGTCGCGCGGCATGAGATTCTGCGCGAGCACTTTCAGTGGAAATGCGGCATCACCGAACACTTCGGTCACCGCGTCGTTGGCGTCCTTCCCGGTCAGGGACGGAGCGCCGATTTCGATACTGCGCGTCATGATGAAGGCTCCTTTCCTGGCTTGGGATTACCGCATATCGGTGACGTTGATGATGGCGCACCCACGCGCAGACGGCTCGTGCGGGTTGGTGGAGGTGAAGTTGCGGGCGTAGAAACCAGCTCCCTCACGGAGGTCGTCGCCGGCCAGCAGCGGCTTGACGGTCGGCGGCACCGCATCACCGAGCACGACCGGATTGCGTGCCACGTCGGTCGCGCGTCCCACGCACAGGATTTCGCCGCCCTGGGGGCTTTCCTTCACCTGTTTCGGGCTGTAATACACCTCGTACTGGCCGAACAGCCGCCCCACGCGAAAGATGCCGGGCCGCACGGCGATGCCCGACGGCTCGAAAATGTCGTTGGCCAGCGTCAGCCACTGCGATGCGATGTCCTTGCCGACGTAAAGGTGAGTGATGCCGTGGTTCATCGTGTCGACGGCCATTTGCTGCGATGCCTTCGCCAGGGCAGGCCCGAAGTCATGCCAGATGTCGTTGCGCTTGAGCTGTGCCGAACGGTTCTTCCAGTCGAAGTTGTAGTCCGACTGGTTGTTGCCTGCCAGACGGCGGGCCTTAGCCAGCACGTTGTAGTGCCGCTCGTTGGCAAACTGGTTCTGGATCGCGATGACCGATTCGCTGTACGGGTCGAGATTCAGTTCGTTTGCCATCTGGGTGCGGCCGTCGATCGATTGACGGGTCAGCACACGCCACGGGTTCGCATACAGGCTGAACATGTTGACCGACGTGATGATGGTCGGCGTCAGATTCGGGCTGCGCTCGAAATCGATGAAGCCTTCGACCGATACGGGGATGCTATCGGGCATCTTGGGCGTGGTCGTCAAGGCGTACACACCGGTGTCGGTATTGACGGTGCCGCCGATCACGAAAGTGGTACCCGCCAGGGTGATCGAGCCATTGACTGGCGAATTACCCGAGCCCGCGCTATCGATGGGCTCCTTTGCCGCGAGGATGCCGTTGACGTACACCAGCGTGCGGCCACGCAGCAGCGGGACACCATCTGCTTTCTGGTCGCATGTGTCGCTGGTAGTTTGGCCTACGCTCAGTTTTCCGGAGACGGTGCCGTCTGCGCCGGGCGTGGTGGTGTGGATGCGCGCCGACGACACATAGGAGTCGCCTGAATGGGTGCCATCAAGCAAGTCGTTCTGCGCGTAAGCGCCAAAGCTGCTTCCCGCGTTGTGGCTCACGATGGCCAGTTTGGCTTCGTTCGACCCGATGTCGGCGGGCAAATAGTGCGCCCAGGGCACCGCTTCGGCGAAGGCCGTCAGAATCGAAACGACGGCTCGATTCGGTTGCAGTGAAAGCGGATCGTGGTGGACCGACGATGCGGAATCGAGAATCGAGCCATACTTGCGTCGGGCCGCCTCAGTCGTGGCATAAGCTAGGTGCAGCGCCTGTTCGGACACGTCGGCGGGCACGGACGTGCCGTGCTGCTCTTCGTAGACCCGTACCCCATCGAGAATCGCCTTGGTGACGAGCTCGCGCTGACCGTCGTCGGCACAATCGTCGAGAACGGCTTGAAGCTTGCCCGGAACCGCGGTGGCATTCTGGTTCAGCGCACCCGACATGAAGTCGTTGGCGGCAGCGGAATCGAAGACGCCGCCCTTGGTGGCGCCCTCCTTCAGGTTGTCGATGAATTTGGCTACTTCGGCCGTCTCGCGCTTGAAGTAATCCTGCTTGATGCGCATCGTCATGGTTTCGTGTCCTTTCGGCTGTTCAAACACTGGGCGCCGGCAACAGCCGACTCACAGGTATTCTCGAAGGGGCACGACAGCGTCCCGAGGGCGTTTTTCCGTCTTTCGCTACTCGCCTTCGCGCAGGTGCAGATCGTCGCGGCGGTTCGCGACGTAGCGGGTCGTGTACGGCGGGATGTTGGAGGTGGTTTCCGTGCCGATGATCTCGAACGCGAGCCGCGCCGGCTGTGGCCCGATCCCGAGCAGCAGGTACATCACGTCGTGCTTGCGAACGTCGAACCATTCATCGCTGCCCGACTCGCCCTCGGGCTGGATCAGGAAGCGGAACTCGTCTTCGGTCGACAGGGAGGCATCGTGTCGACTCACGACGGGCGCCGGCGTGAACGGCTCGGCCAGCAGCGCGTAACCGTTGCCAACGAATTCGTACTCGAACTCCTCCTCGTCCATCGTGTCGAGCACGCCCAAGCCGCCCAGTGTCGGATTGCCGCCCACCGTCTCATCCGCCTTGCGCGTGATGACCTTGCGGAAGAGCTGACAGTTGAAGGTGTTGGGGTGGTTCATGATGACGTTGCGCGTCATCCGGTTCACTGCATCGGGCACATTGGTCAGCATCGGTTACTCCACCTTTTTGTCGATCCGGCGAGCGATTTCGGCGTCAGTCATGCCGAAACGGCGGAATACGTCGAGATCCTGCTGGTTCACCCTGCCCGCCGCCATGGCAGCCTGGATCTTCCGCGTGGCTGGGCTCGCTCGCTTCGGCGGACTCGCGCCGCTCGCCTTCGCCGCCCGCGTGAGCGCCGCCTTCTCTCTCGCGCGTTGACGCTGACGCATTGTGGTTTCCACGTCGCGAATGCGGCTGGCCGGCTTGCTCGTCAGTTGCTCGGCCTCCCTCTGCGACGTCTGGACGCGCACGCGGTTTTCGTCCTGGGCGCGCGCCTTGTCGATGAGACGGGCCAGGAAGGTCTGAACCGAGTTCGCCGACTCCACCTCCGCCATCACGCGCAGGATGTGCTTGCAAGCCACGCCGTGCAGGTTGGGGTTGCGGATCTTCGGGTAGCCCGTCTCGTCGCGGCCAGCGTTGAATTTCCCGATCGTGGCGATATAACGGAACCAGAACCGCCACCTGCCACAGTCGCACTCGATCTTCAAGGGCTCGCGACGCAACCACGCAGCGGACTTCTTCGCGTCCCCGCGCGCCCCCGACGCGGCCGAGGCATAGGACAGGAACTCAACGGTCACGTTGTGGTGCTGCACGTCCGATTCGGGCCCGGCGTTCGTCATGAAGCGCACACGGCCGCCGTAGGCCGCCACGGGTACGGCGAAGCGAATTTGCTGGTTCGCTCGCGATCGGTCGTCGGGCAAGGATAGGTCGAGCACCTGTCGAGCGCGGATACCGCCCTTGTACTTCGCCTGCGCCGTGCGCACGTTGTGCCGGAAGGTCGCAAGGTCGTCATGCGTGAGCGGCCGCACCTCGCCGCCCATGGTGGTGAACAGCAGTCGGTGCGCGTCGTAGTCGCCCTGGACGTCCTTGGCGTTGAGGATGACGGACTTCGGATGCCGACCGGCGGCCCGGCGCTCGGCGGCGTCTCGTGCGGCTCGGGCCTTGGAGTCAGCGGCAGAACCGCGCAGCTTCGGTAACCACCCGTCCGCGCCTGAGCCGCCCGGAGGCTTCTTACCGACCATCGCCAGACCCACTCTCGATTTGCGTCTTCATAGCTCCAAACTCTAAAATCAATGCGTCAGCGTCGTCTGGGGTAGCTGTTGTCGGCCCAGACCCATCTATCCACTGCCGCCGAACTACCTTTGGATACGCTGGCCCTCACATCAAGTTCTCCTGGCCGCACTCTGCGTCAAACCAAACGAGATGGCGTGCCATTCCTGGATGTCGGCATGGCTATCCCTGCGCCCACGTGGGCGCATAGTCCTCGCGATAGTCAGCGATCGACTCGAAGCCTGTCCGCCGCTTGATGGCGAGAAGCCGCCCTTCGTTCGGCAACACGATCCGTTTCTGCGGTAGCGGCTGAAACGCCGAGTCGAGCCCCGCGGCGGCCATGACGGCCAGAAACTCGTCGCGCCGCCCATAGACGCGCTGCGACACTAGCGTTAGATCGAAGGCTTCGTCCGGCCGCGTCTCATAGAAAATGGACGCGGTGTCCCAAGCCTTCGCCGTCTCGGCAAACTTGCGCACCTCGCGATAGAAAGACTTTGCCGCCCGGGTGTCCTTGTCGAGCATCGTTCCTCCTTCAGATGGTGACGATGCCGCCCAGCGCCAATCGTCGGAAATGGTCTGCGAGCTCGACCACGCGCTCGACCATGTCCGAGCGCAGCGCGTATTGGCACGTCGCGAGCGCCGCAACCTGGGCGCAGGTGATTGCAGCCGAGATCCGATACCGCGGCCCGCTCGCCTCGATACCGTCCTGCTCGATGGATTGCTCCGGGTTCGCGCGCGCGGCACGCTTCGCGAACACCAGTCGTGAGCTCTTGCCATCGGCGGCAACGCCCGCCTTCAACGCATAGAAGGCACCGATGGCAGCCGACAGATCTTCCTCGACAAACAGTGAATCGCGCGGCAGGTCGGGAATGTTGGTCAGCACGATGCAGTGATCCCGGCGCTCGGTGCGGTAGTCCGCCTCGGCACCGATGACCAGTACCCGCGCGTCCGCGTCATAGGCTGAAAACAACGAGCAAGCCTTGTCGCCGTAGCCAGCGAACGTCGCTTGGATCTGGATCACGTCGGGCCGCCTTCGTCTTCGGTGGATTCGGTGTAGGTGCGGATTTCAGCCTCACCGCCCTGCGCGCCGCCCTCCGCGCTATCTACGGTAATGGTCTGCACCAACGGGTATCCGGCTGGATCGTCTGTTCCTGGCACGCCCCTGCCGTCGTTCGGCTCGCCCGCAGCCGGCGCATCGAATAGCGGGATCTCGGCGTGGAGGTTCAGGTCGATCGCGAGAATCGTCAGGTTCTTTGCCTCGGTCTGGATCGACATGGCTGGGACGTCCGGCAGCTCGACCTGCACCGGCCAATAGACGTCATGCCCGGCAAAGTGATAGCGCGCCGTGAATCGGCGATTGGGTGCGGCGTCGAGGAACAGCGAGAACTGCGCCGCCAGCGAGTGCGCCGAAGGCTCGTCCGTGGCGAAGATCGCGATCTGGACCCGGATGTCGCCGGCTACCGCGCGCAGGCCGAAGGCGCGCTCCTTCTCGTCACCAGGGATCGTTACCAGTTCTCGATCGGCCACCTGGCGCGTGTAGTCGCGGTTCGTCGGCGCGTAGTCCTTCGCCATCGCCACGATGATCACCGGCAGTTCAGGCGGTTGGGTCGCAGTGCCGGTGAGATCGCTGCGCATCAGCAGCGCGAGCATTTCCTCGGCCATGTCGATCATGCGGGACGGCGCCCACAGAACGCTCGTGGCCAGACCACGCGTCACATACTGCTCAAGTGGCTTCGTGGTCGGCGCGAGAATCGCGTAGTAGCGCCCCATGAACGCGCCAAACGCGGCCTTGACGGATTGAAGCATGGCGGCGCTCAGCGCGAGAACTTGCTGAGCAAGCGCCCGTATGCCGGCACGGTATCCGCCGGCCCGGCCACCTGCGGCTTGACGAACCCCGGCAGCGAGCCGGCGCCGCGGAACTCGGCAGCATCGCGGCGCAGCCGCTCGAACGGCTCCTCATCCACCACCATCGGCGCCACGGCCGCAGCGTCAAGCACCACACTGCTCTCGATGCCCTTCGCCGCCAGCATGGACAACAGTTGCTCGTTCTCGGCGCGCAGGTGTTCGATCGCCTCGCTGGCCTGGTCGCGCTCGGCGTTGACCGAGTCCAGCAGGCGCAGCACGCCGCGCAGCTGCTCGTCGTAGATCGCCGCCTCGATGTCGTCGGGCGTCATGTCGTTGACGTCGTCCAGCGTGTAACCGCGGTTGGTCGAGTAGTTCGGCTCGAGGACGTAGTCGAAGCCGAAGAACTCCGGCCGCAGCGGATCGATGGCCGAGCTGAAGCCACCGACGCGGCCGGCGTACAGCTTGGCGGCCACTTGGCCGGGATCGTTGTTCAGGAACTCGGCCTGGTGCTCAATGGAGCCGTCCGCGCTCGCGCGCAGCAGCGTGGTCACGAGAGCGGGCTCGACAAGCGCCGGGCGCCCGTCATCGAGTCCGCCTTCGGTTGGGTTCATGCCGAACTTGATGCGCGGCCAGTGGCCGTAGTAGCCCGTCATGTCGCGACTCTTCACGCGCTCCTGGCAGGCAGGACCGTTGATCGCGTCGACGATCGAGCGGATGTCGAAGTTCCGCTCCTTACCGCGGAAATGCCGTCCGCGCTCCTTCAGGTTGTAGCTGATGATCGAGGTTTGCATCGGGTAAGCCTCCTTGACTTACCCGATGCTATGTCACCCGCGCCGCCCGTTGAGGGGACGTTTTCCGTTGTGCCTCCAATGATGAACTGAAGACAGCCGATAATCACGTGAAAACGTCGAGCTAGAAATACCGCGTATGGACCCCATCCCGCCCGAAAGCTTGATGCAGAAGCACGCGCATTTCCTCGAGGAACTGCGTCTCGTCAAACTCTGCTGGGTCGATGGTCTGCGCCGGTAAGAGCAAGGTTTCTTCCCTCGCCGATTCGCCCCAATATGGAAAACCATCTTCGTCGCGCATTGGCCGCATGTCGCGCACACCGGCCAAGGTCACACCGAACTGATATGGTCCGGTGACTTCGAGCTTCGCTAGACCACGCAGCCATCTCGGCAGCAGTTCAGTTACCGTCCTTTGTACCCAAGGAAGTGCGAGTCCCGGCTTGCCCACATCCGGGTCGATTACCTCGAACGCCTCTAGCGCCCCGCTGCGAAAGACTTGTACGTGGCGTGTCGATTCACCGTCCACTTCCGCACCACCGCAGCGCACGACACCGTCAACATGGAGCCTGCTACGACGGTTCTCGTCAGTCTGACGGACAAGATCTGGCAGTGCGGCGGCCGCAGTAACGTCTATGGTATTTGGTGTAGCCGCCGCGCTGAGAGGGTATAGATGGGTCAGTGCCGCAGCCCCCGCCTTGACCGCTATCGGCAATCGATTGGCGTAATATCGCGCTATCCGGTCATCGCGGAATGCCTCCCAGGCTCGCGTGACATCACCCCCCACCAAGAAGGCGTGGCGCAGGCCATGAATATCGTACTCGCTGTTGCTGCCATCGCCGCGCACCATAAAGCGACGGCCACTACTGGTGCGGTGCGGCCCGGTCCAACTCTGCGGCACGCGTAGGCCTACGACGTAGCCGCCGGCTGGGAGCGGCACACATTCGACATGGACGCCACCTAGTCGAGGCTCAAGACCGCTCTCGATCATGCGCAAGAGCCTTAATCGGAAGGTATCCTCATCATCGATTTGTATCCCCGACAAGTATGTTGCTGCGCCCGCCACCTCTCTTATTCCGAGCAGCAGCCAACCGCCACGCGCATTTGCCAATGCGCAGACATCCTCAATCAGACCTCGCCGATGGTCGGGGCTTTCTGGGTTAAATTCTCTCTTGAAGTCGAGTTCGATTGACTCCCGGGCAGCAGTATCGACAATGGACTGCAGCACGCTTTGGTCAAGCTTAGGTAGCATGGAGTTTCTCGGCCCAGTTAGGCACCAAGGAGACGGTTGCAGGCAGAAAGGCTGCTTGGTCCACTCTGTCCATACGCGTCGAAGTTACGACCTTGCCCCAGGTGGCGCAATGTCTCACGGCCCAGCGCTTCAAGATCTCCTTGCACGAGGTCGCCGACTGCAACGTCGATGCCCGCGAGAAGTTCGAACACCACGTGATCCCCGTTATCGATCGCGACAATGAACATGCCGCGCCGTTGATTGACTGCTACAACACGTCCCGTTGGCATGGAGGCTCCTTAGTTTCGAGCGCTTGCCGCACCGGCCAATTTTCCCGTGCCGGCCGAGCAAGCGAATTTTCCCTGGTGCCGGCGCCGCCGGCGTTTTCCGTTTGTTAGTGCCCAAGCATTGCACCGAGGCGAAGTTCCTCAGCGAGATTCTTTAAACGCTTGTCGCGTGTCCAGACGGTGACGCCTGGCATGAGACGGGCCGAAGCTAGCAGAGAGACGTCCACATACCCGACGCCCCTATTGAACAAGCCCTCACGTTCAATTAGAAAGAACGTCTCATCCGGCGTTGCAACTGCAGCGTGAGGCAAATCCAGCAATGCGCCAAGCACGATGTCGCGATTGCGCAAGCTGCCGAGTGAAATCTCCCCAATCACGTAGGGATGGATCAGAACGCGCTCCTCGGCAAGCAACGCTATCAGCATCGGATCGGCAGTATTGATGTGGTCGATCCAAACCGAGGTGTCAACGAGGATCATTCGACATCCTGTCGTCGACGCGACACGCTTTTGATGCCCGGTTGACTCCCCCCGAGATTTGCCAAGCGTTTTGCGGCCTCGCGCTGTATCAGTGCCTTCAGTGCCTCGCGCACAAGCGCGGATTTTTCCTCCACGCCCGTATATGCTTGGGCTTTGGCGATCAAGTCGTCGTCAAGGGCAATAGTGGTGCGCATGAGAATCTCCTTTCGTTATGCACACATTATAGCATCATATGATGCTGCTTTGCATGCCTACCAGTACCCCGGCGCTCCTGTTGTCATTCGTCTGGATTCATCGCAGCGATCGCTTCGCGCCGATCACGGGCCGATACATCGAGGTATGGCATCACATGATCGAGTTGTGAATGACCCTGGAGCAATTGAACGGTATCGGCCACCTACCCGAGATATGGGACCATCACCAGCGCCACGGCTGGCCGTCGACCACAGCGCGCGCCTCGCTTTCCGATACGCATTCGTGACGGTCAGCCATCAACGCGAGCGCCGCGACCAGGTCATCGATCTCGCGGTCGAACAAGTCGGCCGAGGCGAACTCCACCTGCAGAGCGGTGTGGCCGTTGCGCGTCGGCGTCCGCAGATTCCGGGGCGAGCAGTTCGCGCTCGAGCGCGCGCTTTGCTGCGCGCCCGCCCGGCCGCTTCCGCCGAACGCGCAATGTGAGGTCGACGCATGCAGCGCGCGTGGGCAGCCGGTCGGGCTGGCCGGCGTCATTTCCGAAGTGGCAGGCGCACGTCTCGCACGCGTGTTCGGACCCGCTATAGTCGCTTGCGCGGTCGCTTCCGTGCCGTACTCGCTACGCGCTCGCCGCCGACGAACTGAGATACTTGCGGATGACCTCAACCACCGACGCCTTCCAACGGATCTCGTAGCCGCTGTGGCCCCGCCGGTGGAACGGCTTCGCCTCTCCATAGGCCGTGCCCGCCTCGGTGAGATTCCAGCGCTTGCTCTCGTCCCTGTACTGGAAACCGAGCTCCTCCAGCAGCCGGTTGGCGGCTTGGTTGCTCAGAGACAGCGGCTCGCCGACCTGCGTTGCATTCAGCGTGACCACCTCATCGGGCGCGACCGCGGGCAGCGCCTTGGCCAACATCGTCGCCGGCAGTCCTGTCGACTTCTCGATCGCGTCCAGCGTGTAGGCCATTGCCAGCGCCTCGTTCACGCCCTTCACCCGACTCATTGCTCGGCCGACCAGGAGAAGGTCGCGGACAGGCTGAAGCTGGACTGCAGACGCTCGCGCCACTGCATGCTGTGGCAACGCATAGGATCCAGTCTTCCGGATCGCCGGCAGCACGTCGCTCGTCACCCACCGCTTGAAGCGCTTGGCCTCGTCCTTCGTGCTGCCGAGAATCAGCGCGTATAGACCTGACTCGTTGATATGGTTCGCGAGCTGCGTCCGGCCAAGGCTGTCGATGACGTCCAGTTTCTGGACATCATCCGGATCAATATGCGATTCGACTGCCTGACGTGGGTTACCGTAGCCTAGGACTGCACAGACAGCATTCGCCGGAAACCATGGCGCGCCTTGACCGTCTGTCACGACACGCACTTCATGGCTATCGAATCGGAACGGAAGCACGTTGCTCATCTCAGGCCTCCTGCGATCGATTGGCTGCTGCGGCCGGCCGGCGGCGCTTCCGAGGCGGCGGCACCAAACACGGAACCAGCCTCTTGAAGGCCTGGAACTGCTCGTCCCTCACCGCAGCGCCATACAGCTCGCAGCGCACATGTCGAGCCTTCCGAACTTCGGCCGACTCCGGCTTCGAGCAATTGAGAAGCTCGTGCAGTTCCCTCGTTTTCCGCGCAACCGCGTCCGTGAATGCGTTGCTTCCGAGTACCTCGATGCGCAGGCACCAGTTGTCACAGTCGATGAACTCTCTCCGCGGGCCCTTCACCCCCTCGGGGCGCCGACGATTCAGCTTGAACTGCAGCCCATTGGCCTCCCAGCGCGGGCCGGCCCTAAAGCCGTCCGGCCAGACCGTTCCCATCGGAATCAGTCCTTCAGCCTCGAGTTGAGCTCGTGTGCCGACGTAGTCGCAGCACGACATGTCGTAGGGGCGCATGTGGATCGTCAACTCATCGAGCGCTAGCGGTTGAACGCCCTCTTCCGGCGATTGAGCCGGCGACGATTCGTTGAGAATAGAAGATGTATGGGCGAGCGGGCGCCCACCAGTTGATGCGGTGCTCATGACAAGGCTCCTAAGCGGTTCTATCGACCACCACCCTCCTGCCATGAAGGGTGGGCGGCCACCGAGCAGGGTTGGCAGACCGGTAGGAGTCACCGGCACCCTCGCGAAAGGGTCCCCACTCGGGGCCGCCCATTGGAGCAGCTGCCGAGCATGCGCACAGACACAAAAGCCGCGAGTCATGAGATGACGGCGCGGCTACTGTGCGCCTCCTTTCCGGGCTGCCAAGCCCGCACGCCGGTTGTCTACCGACGTTGGAACGAGTATAGGCTCCGGAATCTCACTTGCCACTGTGTCCGTTTACCGCAAGATCGAGAAAATTGGAAGCGATTTTTCACCCGATCTTGCCTCAAAGCCTCGTAGTGTGCCCGCCCAGGGGCCCTAAGAATCGCTAACGCAACCTAGACATGACGTAGCAGAAGTCGTATCGTCTGCGACATGGCAAGACGCAAAATCAGCAACGAGTTGTGGGTAGTGCTGGAACCTCTGATTCCGGAATTCACCCCATCGCCCAAGGGCGGACGGCGGCGCACGGTCAACGACCGAGCTGCGCTCAACGGCATCCTGTATGTGCTGCAAACTGGCATCCCGTGGGAAGACCTTCCGCAGGAGCTGGGTTTTGGCAGCGGCATGACGTGCTGGCGGCGTCTGCGAGACTGGCAAGCGGCCGGTGTATGGCATCGGCTGCATCTGGCGATGCTGCGTCGGCTGCGTGAGCACGACCAGATCGATTGGGAGCGCGCCAGCCTCGATGGAGCCAGCGTCTCCAGCCCCCGGGGGGCCAGGAAACCGGCCCCAACCCGACGGACCGCGGCAAGCTCGGATCGAAACGACACATCGTCGTAGATGCGCGTGGCATCCCGCTGGCTGTCACGATCACGGGAGCCAATCGGCACGATTCGATGGCATTCGAGTTCACGCTTGATGCCATCCCTGCCGTGGCTGGCCTGACTGGTCAGCCGCGCAAGCGGCCGACCAAACTGCACGCTGACAAAGGGTATGACTTTGCGCGCTGTCGACGTTATCTGAGACAGCGCGGCATCAAGGCCCGTATCGCGCGTCGTGGCGTCGAAAGTCGCGATCGCCTTGGGCGGCATCGTTGGGTGGTCGAACGCACGCATGCCTGGTTCGCCGGATTCGGAAAGCTCCGGATTCGCTTCGAGCGCCGCCTCGATATTCATACCGCTTTGCTCGTCCTGGCTGCCGCCATCATCTGCTCGAGATTTGTGGATGACTTGTGTTAGCGACTTTAAGTAGTCTAGGCTAGACTAAAACTTATGCTCGTTTGCCGCCACCATCCGGTAGTATTGAGTGAATCGAAACTCGTCCTGAACATAATAGTTATCAACCGCCCCTCATCAACCCCGCACACCATGAGTCTTCTGTATCTCCTCGTCAACAGGAGTAGAACTGCGTTCAAAATCGGGGTCAGCCGAAACCCATACCGTCGCCTATCAAGCTTCGCCGTCAAAATAGACCTAACCATCAGCCTTGAAGTAGAAGTGAATAATGGGAATGCATACAAAATCGAGAGCACTCTGCATTATTTATTTCGAAACCGATCATATGACATGCCACGCGGCGATGGTTACACTGAATGGTTTCAGATAGAAGTGTTGTCGGAAGTTACTGCATTCCTCGCAGACCATCGCGACAAGTTAGGAGTGGGCGATGTACGTGCGTTGTCGATACCCGAAGCTCCAGCAAAAAAATCGGGTTCGATCACAATCTCGGAGTCACGAGAAGATCGGGCAAAACGACGAGCGAGGCTACAGGAAGAGCGGTTTGCACATGCTAGGCAGCACAACGCCCAAGTGCATGCGCGGTTCAAAGATATACTTTCTGAGATCAAAAGAGATAACGCTTTCGCCGGCATAATACGCCCCAAGCCCGACAAGTTTCAGCACTCGGGCTGCCTCTTTCTTCAAGGTGCGAATCGGCGAGAATGGGCGGAAAAAATCTTTGTTCACGGCGACGAGTGCAATCATCTTATCGGATCTGGTTCTTCGTCTGTATTTTGCTCGGTATATCACGACCCGAACCATCCACTTACCCCAATTACCATCATCCCGGAGATGTTGATCGAGAATCAGGCTTGCTTACTCGAAAACGAAAAATATTTTCCTGGATGGATGGAAATTAATGCGTTACTTCTTCTCCATGCCCATACCCTCGACTCGCCCGAAGATACGCGACTAAGAAATGGCCACAACGCACTTAAAGCCTCGGAGGCAGCTTTTTGGGCACAACTCAACGACACCAGCGTACTAAGTCGATAACCCAGCATACTTCGACTCATTAATACGACGGTTGACCACGAGGATTCAGACCGCCCCCGCGACGCCAATCGGGGGTGGGCGGCTACCGAACAGGAGTTGGCGTGCCGGCCAAAAGGAAACCGGTGGACCAAAGCACGACAGGACGTAGTCTCGTGATGCTGAAGCCCCACCCATCCGGAGCCGCCCATAGGAGCAACTGCCGAGCGAGCGCACAAAAACAAAGCCGCGTGTCATGAGACGGCGCGGCTTTCGTGCGCCTTTTGATTCCGGGACGCCAATCCCGCACATCGGCTGTCTACCGACGTTGGGACGAGTATAGGCTCCGGAATCTCGCCTGCCACCGTGTCCGTTTACCGCAAGATCGGAAAAATTGGAAGCGATTTTTCGCTCATCCTTGTCGCCCGCTTAGGAATGAGCGGAAGGAGCGGGCTACACGAGCGGTCCGGTTTGCATCGGGTAAGCCTCCTTGACTTACCTGATGCTAAGCCGCATACGCTGAACGTCAGCGTACCGTTTTCCCATGCCGGACGAGCCGGCGTTTCCCTTGGTAGACGTTTTTGCACGCCGCAGCTGTCGTCTCCTACATCGACTTCGTCTTTCCACAAAGAGCGCACTGATAGAAATGGATGCCGCTATCGTTAAGAATGTATTGATACCCGTGACATTGCTTCCACGGATGCCTTCCGATCAGACATGCAACCCAATTCAATAAACTTTGAATAATTCTGCTACTTCCCCGAGTAAAGCCATATCGCGAAAACGATGAGCGGGATAGCCCAACCCAATATTCTGGATGTGTGCTCGCCGACTCCCATGTGATCGCTCAAGAAGCTACTGAGAAGGAGGCCGGAGATAAACCAAATTGGTAGGCCGGGCAGCAGCACCAGGAGCATCATCTCGAATCTTCCTCATCTCTAGGTTTTGCCTAGAGCGTGTTATGCACTTTCAAAAATACTGGACAGCGCGAGCGAGCATCAACGAGACAAAGACGACGAAGTGCAGGCCAGCCAGCGTTTCAGGTAGACGCTCGTAATCACGCGCTAGCCTGCGAAAGCGATTGAGCCAGCCGAAGCTGCGTTCGACTACCCAGCGTCGCGGCAAAAGCACGAAGCCTTTCTTCGCCTCGGGTAGTTTGATGACCTGTAGCTCGATGCCCTCAGCGCTCGCGGCCGCTGCCGCATCCTTGCCGGTGTAGCCTTGGTCCGCGAAAGCGAGTTTCACCGTTTTGCCCGTCGCTTGCTGGACTTGTTGCGCCAGTTCCTGAACCTGAGCACGCTCTTGCTCGTCGGCTGGCGTGATGTAGACGGCCAATAGATGACCCAATGTGTCGACAGCAATATGCGTTTTGCTGCCACGCTTGCGTTTGTAGCCATCGTATCCTGCGCGCGGACCGCTTTCGCATGTGGACTGAAGCGTTCGCCCATCGAGAATGACCGCACTGGGCTGGCCCTGACGCGCTTGCGCGACGCGAATGATCGAGCGCAGATCGTCGGTCATCGCTTCAAAACACCCGGTGCGAAGCCATCGCTGTGTTTGCTGATAAACGGCTTCCCACGGCGGGAAATTGGTCGGCAGTAACCGCCACGGCGCGCCTGCGCGGGCCAGCCAGCGCAGCGCGTTGTACAGCTCTCGCAGTTCATATTGCCGCTGCGGGGCGTCCTCTTTCATCAAGGTCAGATAGGGGGCCACGAAGCCCCATTCTTCATCCGTTACATCGCTTGGGTAAGGGCGGCGTTTTTCCATCCCGCTTCGACCCAGGTGAGCTAGAAAAGTGCATAACACGCTCTAGCGCCGGGCATCCGGCATTTTCCTAGTCGCTGGCCTCGGTGGGCTCGCTGGGCATGTTGTCAAATAGATGCATCGGATCGTCAATCGGCAGCGATCGCGCCGACACGAATCTACCAAGCTCCTCGACGATCTCGCACCCCACATCAAAGTAATCCCTGACTTCTTGGCGAGACAAATCTCCTCGCCAATTGTCGTGAACGATGCGGTTGCGCCGGTCCACCAAGGCTATATATCCGTCCCTTACGATACTAGGAAGTTTGCGCTTGAATAGCCGTTCAAGCCGCTTCAAGACGGATTGCTTGTTGCCTTGCGTTGCCGCGGAGACGGCCCGCTCGATGACCTTGGAAGACAGCGATCGGAGGTCGCTGGCCGCGACTAGGTCCTCCAGACCCACTGATAGGCGAAGGCTTTGATCGTTGCTTTCGAGGTCCTTCATGACCAAGGGGCGATATGAGAATAGAACCCGAAATGCCTCCGCGATCGCGGCTTCTGTTATAGATACAACCACGACGACGAGCTGCCTGTTATAGGCTGAGATTGCGATCTCAATGGAACCCATTATCGGAACCGCGAATCGCGAGACACCGGCGTCATCTATTCCCGTTAGCTGTCCATCGCGATCGATCTTCTGAGGTCGATCGGCGCCGAGCAAGTATGCTTGAACGGCTTGTTCATCCTGGCAAAATTCCTGCAAGGTCTCCGAGCACCCGAGCGCCTCGATCAGTTCATAGTGCCAGCGGCCGTGATCAAAGCGAAGGTATCCGTTAAGCACGGCGGTCATGGTCGCCTTCCGAATAGTTTCACCATCACTGCCGGTGCTGCGCGTTGAAGCAATCCTCAACCCAGGCCCAGCGATCACCTACAAGTTCGCAAATCTCCTGCCTTTCTCCAGTCCATCGATTGACGCGGACGGTGCCCTCGCGTTCGTACTGGTATCGAAGCATGAAGGCGGCAACCAAGACAGCGAAGATCACCGCGAACGCGAGCCATCTCATCCCGTGGTCTACCTTCGATATGCTCATGGATATGTTCCTTGAGGCTGGCCGATCCGGCGTTTTCCCTGCTGCAGGCACGCGCGGCCCGCGTGTTCCCTCGGACCGGCCAGGCCGGCGCATTTTCTGATTGATTAAGCGACGACCTGCTTCTGGACCGTGCGGGTCGTATCGAGACCGCGCAGGTTCGTATGCTCCGTGACGGTGTATTTTGCGATCACTTTGCCATCGGGGGTGACCTCTTCGTATTCGTAGATCTCGGTCTGCCCCAAGGTGCCTTTCGTGCGCGAACCGACGTGGCGCAACTCATTGGCGGGTGCAATGCCAAGTTCATCTCTCAGATTCATAGTTTGTTTCCTTTGGCCGGCCAGATCAGCGTTTTCCTAAATGCGTGCGGGCATCGTGGCCGCATCTAAGCGGCGGTGAATTAGCGAAGCAAGAGTCAATAGATCCTCGGCATCATGCTTGCTCATGCTCCAAAGGAGCTTAGGCGCGTGCGCCGTAGTATTACGGAACATCCCGAACATGCCTTTCACTAGGTTGGCGAAGCCCCTTTGCTCGCTGATTTGGCTTTCATCAGCCAATCCGTTAATCGCAAGCATCGGAGGATTGCCTCCGAGCGCTCGGTCAACCAACGCTGCTCCATCGTCGACTAGCCCGGTTCTTTCGCGGAGCTTCGCCGCCACGCTTTTTGTTGCTTCCAAAACAGCGTGGAAATAGTTATCGGCGACGATCTCGGATCGGCAAAACGCTAGTACATCGGCATGCACACCTCTGGCCGCTAGATCCGCACGCAGTTCGTCAGCCCTGCGGATGGCATCAGGCAGCGTGGATGCCCGTTCGCTATCTACTAACTCACCATTTTGCCGGACCTGAAGTCCGGCGAACGCAAGCGATCGATTGAGGTTCGCTCTCATCGGCTCGAACCGCTCGGGATTGTAAGCATAGCGATCAGGCTTCATTGCGAACCGAATGAACGCAAGGACATACCTCCGATGCCCCAGGCGATTCTGGCAGTTTTCCAGCGCATTAAATAGCCGAATCCATTTCGTAATCCCGGGATTAGTATCGTCGATCCGGGCCATGGCCAGCAAACGCCCGATCTCAGTCCCTGAAAGGCCGTCCGTCGTGTGGCCCAACGCTCGAGCAATAGCCTCGAGCTGGCTCGATGAGAACATCAGATCGGCGCTCACATGGTCTCCATGGCGTTAGTGGGGATCGATCCGTAAAGTCGACACTGGAATTACGTTACCGGCACGCCGCACGATCGTTCCAGCGATATCGTGTGCCCGATACGGGTATTCCATATCGGAGAGATCGTCGGAACCATCCTCCGAATCGCTGCCGGGCCGGACAGGGCTGCGGCCGCAGCGAACCGCGTCAATCAGCTGGCTGAAGTCGTGCTCGCTCGATAGGAAGTCAAAGTTGTCGACCTCGTAAGGGTTGGTCAGCGACCAGCCGTCTGCTTCGGGCTCGTGCCAGAGGGTATAACTCTCGAAGTCGAACGACGCAACAGGCACGGTCGCCTTGTTCGCCGCGCGCAACCGTAGCGCGCCCACGCTCGGCAGCTGCACCTCGAAGCGCCTCTTCCTGCCGTTATCGATCACCTGCAGCCACTAGATCGCCGGCAGCTCGCCGTTGCCCAGTTGCCACGTCAACTACTTGCACCTCGCCGCGGCCACCTCCGACACGCGCAGGCCGGAGTCGCCCATCAGAAGCAACAGCACCCGTACCACGCGCCAGCGGGCTGCTGTCCGGCGCCGTATCCGACGCGGGTATCGGCTGGAACACCTGCGCGGCCGTCGCCGTCAGTTGATGGAGCATTGCGGTCATCTCAGTGTCCGTCCGGCGATGCGGCATCCTCATTCGCTGCCCGCGACAAAATCTCCTCCTCAATCCGTTGCTCACGCCGGCCCAAGGGCATACGGGGAACGCCAAAACTTTCACGATAGCGAGCGGCCAACTTTAGGGCCAATGCGGCGACTTCGAGGACCACTATCTCATGCACCATAAGGGCTTTTTGCGGGCCAGCGTTGTAGGTGTCGCGATAGGTTTCGTCAATATGATCATTCGCGGCGCGGATCTGCTGCTCCAGGTCGCTGTACGCCGACTCCAGTTCGAGCGCGTCCCGACTATTACCTGCCCGGCCCCCGGGACCGAGTGTCGGCAAGCCGAAATCGATGCCGTCGCCTGCCCGGTCCGCGCGCGCGTTCTCGATCCGGAGCGCGTAGCAAGCAAGAGCAAACGCTTCCAGGCCGAGAGCTATGTCGCGGGCGGCACGTACGTCGACTGCCCGACGGGACTCTGCGTCGTCCTTCGCTTGCTGAAGCTCGCGGCTAAGTGTCGCGAGCTTTTGGCGAACGTCGATCCACTTAAGCAACGCCCCGATGGCACCACCGGCTAGCGCCGCGATCCCCGATACGATTGCCGTGCTCGTGTTCCAGATTGACGAAACATCCATGGTGTGGACTGCCCAGAGTGAACTAGAAACCACGCCCGCCCCCCGACCCGCAGCTTATTCAAAGGCCTCAGGCCAGACGCAGATATGACCATGGCAGTTTGCAGCGGTCAAGCACAGCCATTGCTCTTCGCAGTACGACTGGCAGTTCTCGTCTTAGAGCGCCATACAGGCGAACGGCAAGTCAGACTCATACGTATAAAACCACAGGAAAACCGAATTGTGATACCGGGCGCGATGCACAGTTAGTAAAAAATTTACACCAAACAGTCCACTTTTGTCGACCGTGCGAGTTGAGTTCCGCCTCGGCATCACACCAGCCACCGACTCAGTCATTGTTTACGAGAATATCTGGCGATAAATTCGCATGGTAGCCTTGCAGCGCCAGCGCCATCACCGCATTAACAAAATACGCAAGGACATTTCAACCTTCCACCAAGGACGAGCGAACAACTAATAAATAACTTCCGCTCCACATCCATCCACCTCAACATATAGAGATAAGATCTCTAAATTCCACACCGCACTAAGACCAAAGCAGACCGCTCAGATGGTTAACAAATTTCTAGGATCACGTTTAGATTTAAAAAAATCCACCGTAGTTTTATAGCGAATTTATGGCATCTTCGACTCTGACAATACAGCAATGATAAAATACATTCATCCAGTAGAACTTAAAGATATTCACGAAATCCTAACGGCTGATTTTCTTGATAGCGGTGACCCTATAAGTCCGCCGGGTGTGCGCTCGACACATCTGCTAGAATCTGCTGCATCTCGTCAGCAGGCCGGTTTCGATGGTCAACTTAAGTACAATACTCCTTACCTAAATGCAGCAACTCTATGCTACGGAGTTTGCTGCAACCATCCATTTTTTAACGGCAACAAACGCACTGCGCTGGTTGCGACTCTGTGCCATCTGGATCGGAATGATCTAATGATGAAGTCTCATGTCACTCAAGATCATCTTTACACGCTTATGGTTCGAGTCGCCGGCCATGGTTTTCGATCTAGCAACAAAGGAGATCAATCCGATATCGAAGTAGAAGGTATTTCTCGATGGCTTAGAGACGCAACTCGCCGCATTAATCGTCAAGATAAGCTGCTTACGTATCGCGAACTTAAATCGATTCTAAATAGGTATGGATTTTCTCTTGAAAATCCGTTCGGCAACATGATCGATGTTGTGCGGCAGCCATCTTATCGAAGGGAGCCGTCTGAGCGCGTCATAAAAATTCCCTACCCTCGAGACGGCGCTACTGCGTCGCGTAGAGTTGTAAAGGATGTGCGTGAAGCGTGTGACCTCACTGAAAATAATGGTATCGACTCAACGATGTTCCATGCAAATGAAAGACCGGCAGATTATTTCATATCAAAATATCGGACCACACTTCGAAAGCTCGCACAGACATGAGATAGAGAATGATGTGGCATCCCGAAAGTAAAGATTGCGTCGCAAGTGACACTCGCTCGGCTATAAAGCACGCAGGCTCCGCATCGCGTGCTTCAAGATAGGCGGTGACAGTCAACTCTGGAAACCAGAAAATCGTCGCGAAACGCCATTCAACATAGATCGTGAGTAGTCGACACAACTAGCGCATCGCGGCAGCTGAGTTGTGTAGCGTGCGGAATTTTCATCCAATCGCAGTTCGGCAGGAGCCACCGTAATCAACTGGTTCTTCGGACGTACTGTTGTCCGTAGTCGAAAGCATCCATTGTGATCATAGTTGTGACCGATAGCCGTAGCGCGGCACCACGCCCCTCGTTCGCAATTGTAGAGACTGAAGAAGGGCCGCAGTAGGCCGAGCCAGCGTCGTCGACACGAGGATCACTCCAAATCAGCGAATATCGCCTCTGTCTGCTGCACGACAGCATCGGTCAGGCCGCCGAGCGCATTCTCAGCGCCACCTGACGCAACGTAGGCGACGTTCTCGAGGAAGGCAAAGCTCATGGCGTCAATCAAGTCAGGCGACTTGATCCCCTGCCGACGCATCTCCTCCTTCGCCATCATCACGTAGCGCAAGCCACCCGCCTCGCTGAAGTGGTACGGCAGCCTCGAGCCTTGGTCGATGATCTTCTCACGCAATCGTTTGCTTATGCCTTGCGGCAGCACCACCCGTCCCTGCCGAATCGCATCGCGGAAGCGCACCATCGCGCAGGCTCGCAGGTTATAGAACCGGGTCTTGTACTCGTTCTTGAAGCACGGCGCGCCCCAGTTCACCCGCTTCACCGTCGCGCCGGATCGCTCGATCAGCTTGCAGACGGTCACGCCGACGCCACCAGCATCTACGTAGAGGGTGGCATTCGACAGCTTGCCTACCAGGTTCACCAGATCGCCGGCCAGGTCGATTTCGTTTTTGTCGTTGGCCGCGATCGGGATCTCGATGTATTCCACCCGGCGCGCGTCCGGCCCGGTGTCGGCATCGCCGATGATCTTGGCCACCACTGCGACCGAATCGTCCCGATATTCGCCCAGGGCGACGTCGGACAGCACAATCAGGCCGAAGGGTTCATCGTCTCCTATGATCTTCCGCGGCTCGAACGCCGCTTCCAGGTCGGCACGCATCAGCAGGACGTTGCTGCTGCTCTGGGCGAACAGCCCGAGCACCCGGATCTGATACTCGACCGATGTCCGGCCGCCGCTCTCGTCCGCGCGGTCGCGCAGCCACTTCGAGGTGACGAAGGGTGAATACTCGGAGTTGAACCGCAGCGCCCGCCAGCTGCCGCCGTTCTCGAGCTTCAGCGTGTGATGCGAGTCGTAGAACCGGCCGGCGTTGCGCGCCCCCTGCGACGCCATCAGCGTCCGGTTTCCGGGCTGCGTCTGGGTGCCGTCGATCACATCGAAGTGTCCGTCCGGCACGCCGGCCGCCTCATCGATGATGATGAGCTGCCAGTAGCGGTGCTTCCCCGCCACGCCGATGGCCTCGCCCTTCTTCATCGCGATCTGCGTGATGAACCACTGCTCGGCGTAGTTGTTGACGTGGACCCGCGTCTTGGTGATCGTGAAGTAGTCGTTGATCCAGGCGTGCGCGCCGCTGGCGATCGCGATCCGCGCATCCTGCATCTCCTTCCAGATACCGTCCGCGACTTGCTGGATGAACGGCGCACCGATGTAGGTGTTGCTGCCCACCTCGACCTTGCCGTCGTAGACCGCCACCGGGAAGCAGAGCAGATGCCACAGCGCGATCCGCGCGAATGCGGCGGTCTTGCCCGTGCCGGTGCCGGAGACCACGGACACCTTGGCGTCGGGGTCGGTGATTTCGCGGAACAGCGCCTCTTGGTCGGCGCTCGGCTCGAAGCCGGTCACCTCCACCGCGAACAGCTGCGGATTGGCGTGGTACCGCTCGACGAAGTCGCCATAGCGGGGATCCTCGAGCAGGTTCCTGTTCTTCTTGCGCGGCTGCCTCGCCATCAGTCGCCCGTCAGGTCATCGTCCTGTGCGCCGGCGCGGCTGGCCACCACCGAGATCGGTTCGACCGTCTCCGCAGTCAATCCGCGCTCAACCAGCACGGCCGCCTGCCTGGCTCGGGCAGACCGCATCCGTTCGTCGTAGACGCGATAGAGCTCGTCCCCCGACACCAGGTTGATGTTTACCTCGGCTTCCTTCTCCTTGAACAAGCCGAGCGCGCGGGCGAGGTTCTCCAGCATCTTCTCTTTGGACAGCGTCAGCACCTCGATGCCCTCCTTGCCCACCTTGACGCCGCAGTAGGCGAGGCGCGCCGCTGGCGAGAGGGTGCGGGTGTCGTTGAAGAACACCTCCTCGATACCGCGGCCGTGGCACTCCGGGCAGTCCTCGTGCGGCGCCTTGCGCTTGTCGTACCAAGCGTCGGTGTATTCCGGAAACTCGCCGATGTCGTCCGTGGCGTCCGCCTTCTTCCGACGCGCGCGCTCGCGGGCGTGCTTCTGTATTGCTTCCTGCAGGCCAGACGGCGTGTACTGCCGCGCGTGGCCCTCGCCCCAGCAGTATGGGCAGCAGACGCGGCGCAGCTGGGAGAACTCGTTGTAGTCGAGGTTGACGATCGTCACCCAGATGCGGATCACCTCGTCGGCGTCAATCCCGAGACGCTTGGCCCGGATGGAAAGTTGCATAGCCACCGCGTCATGCACCTTTTCAGTGCTCAACAGCCGAGAGGCCTGCGTTTCCGCGGAGCGCGCGCTGTATCCCGCCCGAATTGCTGCCGCCTTCCCGTTCAGGTCGATCAGGTATTCGCGAACAAAAAGCTCCTGCATGTCGCTCAGTTCAGCGAACACCCCGAACTGGTCAGGATCGCGTTCCACCGCCTCGACCGTGGTCAGAGGCATGGTTTCGCGCCTGGGCATGGTTTCGCGCCTGGGCATGGTTTCCCGTCCTTGCCGTGTTTTACGCTCGGCCGTTTCGGCGCGATGGTTTCTAGAAACCTTGACCGACACGCTTCCGATCTCGAATTCGTCCTCGCGCGAATCGCTGGCTCTAGCGTCTGACCGAGATGTGGCGGCACTCCGAGCCATCTTCTTGCCGGCTGCCGGCGCCGTGCTCACATCCACGCGCTTAGCCCACGCATCGCGCAGCGAAACCTTGCGCACGGCCGGCGCAGACACCGGTAGATGCAGTTCCTCGACCAACCAGGCGTATCCGGCTCGCGGGTCGAGCTCCCAATGCATCCGGACCGCGGCCCATTGCTCCGGGGACATTTTCGGTTTTGCTGCCATCCTCTTTCCTCACAACGCCAAGCTCAGTTGGTGGGTATCCGCAGCCGCCAGCGCGCACTCCACCCGGAAACGATCCATCCGCGCCTTGACGTGCGCGGCCGACTCGCTGGCCCGGTCCACGGCACCGACCAGACGGCTCCCCGCGCGCATCTCGTTGAACTCGGGATTCAACTCCACGAAGCGGGCGAGCGCGGCACTCACGTCCTGCGAGGTGGCCAAGGCGAGGCCCATACCCTCCTCCATCGCCGCCACCTTGTCGTGCAAGCGCCGCAAGGCCTCCATGTCGCGCAGGCGCGCCTTTTCCATGGCTTCCCATAGCCAGACCGACACCTCGCGCTCGCGCGTCATCCGCGTCCCGATATCCCAGTCGTCACTCGCGCCGAACAGGAAATCGACGGACACCTCGTACACCTTGGAAGCCCGGAGAATCAGCCAGAGCGGCACGCTCAGGCTATCCATCGCGCCCTCGATCTTCGACAGCTTCGAGGAGTTGGCGTAGCCGAGCCGACGGGCCGCGACCGACTGCGACAAGTTGCACAGCTCCCGTGCCTGCTTCATTCGGGCGCCAATCGTCCTCACGATGGCTGCCTGCTCCCGGCGCGTGGCCGGCGACGTCTTCTCCACCCTAGCCTTCGTCATCTCGCTCTCCAACCCTCCTGCCGACGTCGTGTGCCCATCGCCTCAACAGTTGCTACGGCAGCACGCAGAATGGGATTCCCCAGTACATCAACCAGTTCACCACCCAAGCTGCCACGTCGCCCGCGCGCGGCAGCGGCATCTCCACCTCGCCGCGCTCCGACTCGACACCGCCCACCGCGCAACCGGGAAAGCTGATCAGCCTGCGCCCCGTCCGCGCCTCGGTCCGCCGGACAGCGGTAGCGGAGATCGCGTCCGGCACGTCGCTCATGTAGAAGTAGAGATGCGCGCTCATCGGTTCGCCACCCGCTCGGGATCCAGCCATTCGCTCAACCCGCTCGCAAAGAAGCGCTCGATCGTCCGGTAGTTCGAATGCAGGTACGCCTTGGTGCGCAGGACGCCGGGCGCTACCCACCTCGGATCGCACGTGGACAAGCCCGCTCGATGACGCTCCGGGATGTACGCCTCGACTTCGACGTGTTGTGCCGTCCCCGAGCCGCCACCCAACAGGCGCCTGACCGCGAACACCCTCGTCTCGATGGACTTGGTTCGCTCATCGATCAGGTGCCGCTTGCCGAAGCGTCGCGGCCGGATCACGCCGCCTGTCGGCACCTCAACCAGCATCGTCAGAGGGCGCATACAGCCTCCCGTCCCATCTTGCGAGCCCGGACCGGTTCCCATGCGGCAAACGCGGCGTCCCAGACGTCGAATTTCTCCTGACGCGGCGTGCCGACCCGGTTCTGGTCGATCCATGCATGGCAAGCCGTGCAACCAGGCACCGTGAACTCGTTCTTCGCCTTGAGCGCACCAGCCTTCCCATGGCGGGATTGGTTCGAGTGGCATGGCACGACGGTCCTGTCCTGCGGATTGAGCCGACAGACGCCCGGAACTTGCAGGTAGCAAGGTTCGCCACGGCACGCGTCCAAGTACTTCGAACCCTCCGCGACCGTCGGCCGACGCGGCCGGGAATTCATACGCTTGCGCTGCGGTGACTGCTCCGGCAGCGGCGCATTCTTCCGAGACCAGGAGCCACGGTTGAGTGGCTTCTTCCGCTGCAGCGGGGTCGAGCGCTTCATGCCGCCTCCCGCCCGGCCAGGACCATGGCGTACATCGCCGGCACGACCACATTGACGACTCGCTTGCGATCCCGCTCGGCCTGGACCTCTCGCAGCCAGTCGGGCCGCTGCTTGTAGCTCTCCGACGACGGAAACGGCTTCGCCCCTAGCTTGATCCGGTACCCGACCGCGGTGCGACGACCTCGTTTGAGATAGCCGCGCTCGACCAGCGTGCATACCAGCTTCTTGACCGTCTCGGTGTTCGCGTCTATCTCTCGCGCGACCTCGTTCGCCGTCAGGTCTGGGTGATCAGAGACGCACTCGCAGATCAGGCGGGACGTCATCCCCATTCTTCCTTCAGCCATCACACCTCCTTGATCGTGATCCCGTGCCGCTCCAGCATCAGCTTTCGCTTCAGCACGTAGGTTGGGTTTCGCCGCGTGATAGACGACTTCACGTCCTCCACCACGCGCTTTCCAGTCGCGGCGTCCGTATAGACGAAGTCCGCGACATACTTCGATGCCCGCTCCAGCGAGCCGTCCTCCCGTCGCTGGCACTCGATCAGCACGAACACCACCTGGCGCTCGAGATCGCGAATCAGGCCGGCGGCAAGCTCTCGACTCAATTCGATCCAGCGCGACATCTCCTTGCGGCTGTCGAACTGAATGCCGTCGTGCTCGCAGTTCGCGTTGCGGTACTTCGGCGGCTTTTCCGGCTCGGCGGTACTGAGCGGCGCCGGCGCGAACGGATCGAAGCCGTCGGCGATCTCGTCGAAGCCACTGTCCGCGTTCGGACGGTTGCCCGTCGCTTCGAAGATGAGCCGCTGCGCCGTGGTCATGGCGGGCCGGGCGTCCTCGCGAACGCGCGCCGTGCCGATTCGCTTCGTGCCCTCGGGAAAGTGCAGGCTCGTTGATCGCGCCGTCATCACCGCACTCCGTCGGTCGACAAGCTCGCGTCGAGCCGCCGTAGCGCCGCAGCTTCGTCGCCACCGGCATAGCCCACTGCCTTGGCGATCAGCACATGCAGTCCGCGAATGCCCGCGTTTGTTCGCAGAACGCCCTGACGCCGTAGACGCGTTTCCGCGATGGCGTGACGCGCACACTCGACCTGCTCCGAGCGCAGTGCCTCGCTCACGTCGAGCCGCGGCACCGTCTCCGTCGCGCACCACTGGCGCGGCGCGACCGATTTGCAGAGATCCCGGTACTCCGGCAGCGTCGGCGGAAACGTCTTGTGCTTGTCCGCGCACTTCGCCAGCGCTCGCATCAGCACTTCGGGCGTAAACTCGCGCAGACCGTTGAGCCAGACCGAGCGGGCCGTCGCCATGCCCACGTCTTCGCCGCTCTCGTCGGCCTGGCCGGTCCGGTACTTGTCGAGCACCGAGTTGCCGTACATGCCGTGCAGCAGCATGAACAACCGGCGGACTTGCGCTTCGTCGATCGCGTCAGACATCGATCACCTCGCCTCGTTGGGGTCCCCTGGGGAAGATGGCCGCAGCGGCGGCCGACCGGTCATTCCGATCGACACGGGGAGAGGCGCGCGCCAGTGCGGCGCTGTTGAGCACCCACTTGGCCTTGAAGCCGGCCCAATTCGACTCGACGGCATGCTGCACGGCCTGAGCGGGCGTCATCGCACACTCCGCGGCCTCAGCCTTCACCGACATCCACGCTGTCGGCGTCAGCGGCAAGCGCTTCGCCTTTCGCAGCGTCAGCCAATCTCGCGCATGTTGGCGCTCAACGCCCTCGGCAACGAGCGCGGCGATCGTCAGCGGCTTCTCGCCGTCGTCGACGGATTTCGGCGAAGCGTCGGCAGCGCGCTTGCGCGTCTGCGCCGTGTTTTTGTTTTTGACTTTGGTTTTATCTGTGTCTTCTTCTTTATCTCCCTCTTCCTCTTCTTCTAGAGCGTTACTGGAACGTTGCACATCCGTTTCATCGAGCGTTTCATGTAACGTTTCATCCTCCGTTTCATGTAACGTTGCATGTAACGTTGCATGTAACGTTTCATCCGCGTTACCGGAGCGTTGCTTGGCTTCCCGATGCCTGCGAACGCGCTCGGTGCTCGTGTCCGAGCGCATCTGGCGGGCCTCCCAGCGCAACGGCTGGAGCGTGTCGCGATCGATCAGCCCGACCTCGCTCAACCGGCGGGCGATCTCGTCGAGCGTGTCGAGCTGCACGCCCAGCTTCACCGCGACCTTGCGTTTCAACAGGGCGTCGGCCTTGTCGAGAACCCCTTGCCCCTTGCAGCAGAGGATCGCGACGAAATACCAGCGATCCTCGGCCGCGATCAGCTTCAGCTTCTCGTCGTCGATCGCCTCGCTGTACAGGCGAAACCACGGCATTTTTGCGGTGCTCATCTTGATGCTCCCGACGCCCCGCCATAGCGCCGCTGCAGATAGACCTGCCCGGCGCCCGTGACGAGCGTTCTGAATGTGGGGTGCGGCTCATGCGCCGCGTCGATCCAAACGTTTTCGATGACGCGGAAGTAGCCGCGGTCGATGTAGTGCTGGTACGGACGGTTGTCGTCCATGAGGATGTAATCGCCGCGAAGCCTCGCGAAGAACGTGTTGCGCCCGAAGCCCAGTACAGCGGCCATCTTGCCGATTGGGATCGCGTCGTTGGTATTGCGAATGGCTCGCGCGAACTCGACGGCCGGCGCCTGCTCGGCGATGGTGCTTTCCAGCTGAATCACACGCTCCGTGTACTGGAGCAGCGCGCTGCGGAGGAATGCAGGATCGTCCAGATCGACAGCTGGCTGAGCCGAGCGCGACTCCAGCTCCTGCCAGCGGTCGACAAGCCTGGCGGTGAACTCGGGCGACAACTGCGCGACGACGACATAGCTGTCACGCTTGCCGACGCGGTAGACAACGCCAGGCCGGCCGCCATGGGACTTCTCCGTCAATGACGTAAAAGTGATGAGGCCGCGCTCGCGCAGCCGCTCCATCGTGACCTTGACCGTGTCAGGGCGGCATTCGACAAGATCCGCAATCTCGCGGCTTGACATCGTCAGTTCATGGGAGACAAGTGAGGATTTCATTGCAGCCTCCATCAGTTCGACCCGCGCGCGGCACACGCCTCTGCCGACCCGTGATCTGCTGCTCCCCGGGCTTGGCCGGCCGGCGGTGTCTCGTCGAGACCCAGCACCCATCTCAGCATCGCGGCTACGTCGCCATCCGCGGTCGCAAGTACCTTCTCGATCTGCTTTCGGGTGCGTGTGCGCGGCGCGGCGCTGGCTGGCGTACCCAGAGACGCGCTCAGCGCCGCCTTCTGGGCCCGGACTCGTGCGTGTCCCTCCTTGCCCTCGGCCGCCGCTCGCATGTCGCGCAGAGCGACCCGCTGCGCGTCAGGTTGGAACCGCGCAAGCTTCAACGCGGTGGCCACCGTGATCTCGCCAGCCTCCAGGGCGTCTCGCACCATGCCGCAGCAATCCAGAAGCTTGAGCTGCGCACCCACAGCGCCGGGCTGGATACCGAAATCGATGGCGATCTCCGCATCCGTGTGTCCGCGCTGACGCATGCCGGCGATCTTCTCCGCTCTGTTGATCGGCGAATCAGGGCGCCGGATCTCGTTCGTCGCAACCATCAAACTGTTGAGCGTGGCCATCTTCTCGCGCCGCGGAATGGCCGTTATCCGATACGGCTTCTCGCCTGCTGCAACCAAGCGTCGATTGGCCTCTCGCGCTGCAATTGTTCGGCGACGGCCGTCGACAACAAACGTCATCCCCGTCTCCGGGTCCTTCGACACGACGATCGGCTCGATAACACCGTGCTTCATGATGTTCTGCACGAGCGCTTCATCCGGAGGAAGCAGCGCGCGGCGATCGAACAGCGCGTGGTTCGGATCGGTGATCAGCGTCAGAGCATCGGGATCAAAGAACAGAACGTTGGTCTTCCCGGCCGCGCCGTATACCTCGACAGAATTTTTTGCCATGCTGGTCTCTTGATTTACGTTTGGGACTGGGGCTCGCGCGTCAACCTTCCAACATCAGGCTCGGCTGGCGCAGCCGGTCACGCTGAAGTTGCTCGTACTCGGGGTTCAGTTCGAAGCCGATGAAGTGACGGCCCAGACGCTGAGAAACCTGTCCGGTAGTACCGCTGCCGAAAAATGGATCGAACACGACATCTCCTGGTCGGCTGCCCGCGAGCACACATGGCTCAACGAGCGCCTCCGGAAAAGTTGCGAAGTGAGCGCCGCTGTACGATTGCGTCGGGATGTGCCAGACCGAACGGCGGTTGCGGGTGCTCACCCTCTCGGTGACGAGATCGCAGAACGATGCGTTCTGCTTCGGCTTCCGTGTCCGCACTCCGCGGTTATGATCGACCGCTGTATGAGGCCCAGGCCCCGCAGCCCATCCACTCACTGCCTTCGGATTCACGCCAGCCGCTCGCTGACGCTCCGCGTATGCGACAAGCCCGCTCTTCGTCCTATGGTGTACATCGCCCGCGGCATAGGCGTCCGCCGCAGCATGGCGAAGATTGCCCGGACCGCGCGCATGCGCGGAACCGCTAACGGGCTCCTGCATCGCGTCAAAGTCGTAGAAGTAGCGCTCGTTTTTGCTCAGTAGGAATAGATACTCGTGCGCTTTGGTGCAGCGATCGCGCACGCTTTCTGGCATGGGGTTGCTTTTTTCCCACACAATGTCCTGCCTGAGCCACCAACCGGCGTCCTGCAGGGCGAACGCGAGCCGCCAAGGCTGGCCGACCAGGTCTTTCGGCTTCAGCCCTTCGACGCGCACGTCGGAGCGCGGCACCGGTGTGTCGTCGCGCCGACGGCTGGCCGTCATGCTCGTGCGGGCCTTTCGAGACTCGGCCTGATTGCGCCGCGTGCCCTGAAGCGTCGAGCCGACGTCCGGCCCGCTGCGCGAGCCGGCGTAGCTGTCGCCCATGTTGATCCACGCCGTGCCATCGTCGGCCAGTAGCTGGCGCGCGAGGTCGAACACCTCGACGAGCGTATCAATGAACTCGCGCAGGGTCGGCTCCTGGCCGATCTCGCACGCCTTGTCAGGGTGATCGTCTGGCAGGTATGAACGCAGCCCCCAATACGGCGGGCTGGTGACGATCGTCTGCACGCGCACGCCGTCTGCGATCATCTCGCGCATCAGGTCGCGGCAGTCGCCGCGGTGGGAGCGGTCGAGCCAGTTCATGCTGCCGACCTCACCGAAACTATCGGCTGACGACATGCTACGATCGCCCAAAAATCTAAATCGGGGGAAGCATGAAGCGAGCTTGGGAAGTAACCCAGTTGGCGTTCGTCTGGCTGCTGCTTGCGATCGGATTCTTGGCCGCGTTCCTTGTATGGAAGATCGTTGCGCGCACCACTGAGTCTACGAAAGACATTTGGGACGTTGCCACCGCAATCGGAACGTGTGGCGCGGTCGTGGTCGCTCTCTATACCGCGCGGGCGGGCCAGCGAAAACAACAGGAGGATGAGCGGATCAAAGGAGCCTTGACAGCGGCCAGTGTTCAGTATCGCCTCACTGCTACACAGCGCTCCATTAAAGTCGCAGTCACTAAAATCGACAGCATGATGGAAACTCTCATTCTGATTCGCTCGCAACCAGGCAGCGATGAGATGAAGATTGAGGCGAGCGATCACGCAGATCAGCTGATTAGATGGACACTTGAAGACGTAATCCACGTCATTGACGACACGCGCGAATTGACCTTCGATGAAATGCGTTCGATGACAGCGTTGCCGGACCATTGCGCCGTACAGATCGCGTCGGCTCAGGCAAGAATTCGTTCTGCTCATGACATGCTCGATTCGGCTCGCGGCTTGCGCCCAGCGACCATTGAGCAAATGCTTAAGCAACGGGCCCACAAGCGCCTGACTGACGCAGCAGCTTTGTTTGACAACGCCGTGTCTATTTGCCGACGGGAAACAAAGCAAATAGGAAGATTTCTCAACCAGAGTGCGGCATCCGATCAATGATCGAGAAGTGGTGCGCTTCATGCCTGCTCCCCCAGCTGCGCGACCGTCAGTGCCACTGCGACCGGGCGCACCCACACCGGCGTCGACGACAGCCTGAAGGTCTCACCGGACTCAGCGAGCAGCAGCGTGGTGCCCATCACCTCGGCGATCGCCTGCGCGGCATCGGGCGGAACCGCATTGCCGATTCGCTCGCGCCAAGCCTGATCCGAGAGGCCGTCGAGCTCAAGCTGCTCCTCCGGCTCGACGAGCGACTGCAGCACCGCGAGTTCGAGCGTGGTAAACGGCCGGTGCCACGTGCCGTCAAGCGCGCGGATGACGGCGACCGTCTTCTCGTTCGCGGCGGGCAGCCGCGGATCCGCGACGGACCAGCGTCCATTGTCGTGGCCGGCAGCCGCCGACACCGCGCCGCTGTGCTGCTGCCAACCGACCACGCCATAGTGGCCGCCTGTGAGGTACGCGTCGCCGCGCTCGCGACGCATGCCCGGGCGCGGGTCGGCCACGGCGTATGCGCCTTGTCCAGTAGTACTGCCGGAGATGACCGTGCCGGTCGCACTGTCCCAGGAGGTCACCGCGTACTTGCCGAAGTGCTCGCCGGCGCGCCGCGGGTCTGCGACGCACTGGCCCGTGCCGTGCGCGCTCGTCACCGCGCCGGCCGTGTCCCGCCACGGAATGATGCGGAATTCGTTGTTGTGCTTCGCCGGGCCGGCGTGGCGAGGATCGGCCACGCTGAACGTGCCTTGGCCAGGCGACTGCTGCCCGGTGATCGTTCCGATGTGGTGGTCCCATGGCACAACGCCGTAGCTTTGCCCATGGTTCCATGCAGCGGATTGCACGGCGCGAGGATCAGCAACGCTGAAAGCGCCGTTCGTCGGCAGCAATTCTCCGGCAACGGTGCCAGCCGGCTCGTGCCATTCGATGACGCCGAGGTGACCACCACGACGCTCAGGCAGGATGAGGTAGTCGCGCAATTGGCCGTTCTCGACCGCCAGCTTGTTCAGGCTGCGCCAATCGCTGCCCGCTTCGACGAACGCGAGCCGTACCCACGTCTTCCATTGGAGCGACGGGACACGGTGCATCGGGCCCGCTACCGCGACGTCGCCCGGCAGCGGCATACGGCCGAGCAGCGTGCCGACACCTTGTAGCCGGTGCTGCTCCGGCTCGTACAAGAACGCCGGCACCTTCGCGATGTGCCGTGCGACCTTGAGGTAGCGCTTGCGGCTTTGCGCCAGACCACCCTTCGCGATCTTGCCGCAATCGTGCGTTGTCTCGTTCGTGGCGTAGCCGTAGTGCCGAAAGATCTGGTCAATCTGGTTCAGCAGATGTCGCCCGCGCGTCGCGAGCCGCGGTACGTTCTCGAACACGATCAACTCGACCGGGTCGTCCTTCCACGCCTCGCACATGAGCCAGACGCACCGGAGCGTCAGCTCGTTGAGCGCCTGATACTTCGGCGTTCGGCTGAGCGTCTCGGACAGAAGGCCCGACGCACCCTTGCAGGGCGACGAGATGAACACACAATGCGGGTGCTCGTTGCCAGCAGCGGCACGCACATCAGCAGCAGTCGCCTCACGCCAGCCAGCCGGCGGCTCAGCACCATTGAAGGCGACGTACTGCTCGCGCGTGAAGAGATCCATCACAGTGCAGTCGGTGCCGACGAGCGTGCGGAAGTCGCGTGCCGCTGCCGGATCGTTATCGATCCCGCCGATGCAGCGCCACGACGCAGTCATCGCACCAACGCGAGAAATTGCTTTCTGGAAGCCCTTCGCACCTCCACCGAGGCCGCTACAGAAGCTGAAGACGTTGTAGACCCGCTTCATAGTCCTCATGCCCCATCACCAGCCTGAAGCATTGCCGCTTCAACGCGCCCCAGAAGCCCCTGTTTCGTGCCGATTTCATCGCTCAAGCTCGCGTGCAGCCGGCGCAGTTCTCCCGGGTCGATGCCGTCGAGCAAATCGGCAGCTGCCGACTCCGTGCGGTGGTTGCTGCCGAGGATCGTCTTGACGATCTCGCCCGGGTGAACCTCTCCTTCGTCCTGGCGCTCGATCAGCCGGACAGTCAGCCCCAAGGGCGAAAGGATTTCGCCCAACAAGGCAAGCTGGCTCTCGACAGGGAAACCGGCCAGCACGGACGGCAGCATGTTCACGGACAGCAGGTTGCGGTCGTTGTCGTCGTCATCGAGCCAGCGATAGACCCGATCGGCGTTCGCCTTTTGCCGCGTCGAGTGGTCGTGATGATCACTGAACCGGACACCGACACGCTGCTCGGCCCCGATCCGGACGTGCGCATTCAAGATCTCCTCGACAACTGTTTCGCGCGACCAACCGTGCGCGTTACGCCATGCCGTCATCGCCGCTTTGATCGCCGCAATCGGGGTCCTGCACGACAGCCTTCGCATGATTTCTACACCTCCATCATCTACAGTTGAAAGCACGATCCGATGGCAGTAGTCATTTGAATAGGATGCCGAATCGAATGTCGCACTACGTGTTCCATGGCGGAACTACCAAGCCCGTCTATGCAACCTCAGTCGAGCGGCATGACATCAGGAACGACAACGCGCCATGCACACGCTCACGCTCCCCTGTCGATACTGCCGCCACTATCACATCAAGGCTCTCCCTCCTCTGCTACACGGACGCCATCGATTAGCAGGAGAACCTGGATCCCATGCATCTCGGCATACTTGGTCAGCCCTTCGATGTATCCCGGCTTCACACGGCTCCGATCCGTCACCTCCAGAAATATCGTGTCGCCCGATCGAGCCACCTTGAAGCGCTCGCACCACGGATCCGCTCCGCTCTCGTGACCTCGCGCCCACCTGGCTAGGCGTTCACATAAGTACTTCATCAACGCTCCCGTCGCAGCAGTCATGCACGGCTTATCGATCCAAGCCAACGATGCACTCGTGCGCGGATGTTGATCGTCCATAGATATCGTCGAAAGTCACCGCAACACCACGACCACTCGCGAGCGCGATGATCCGGCGAGCAACGTTGGGGGAAACGTCCTGCCGACCACATTCGTAATGGCTCACGCAACCTTGCGTGACGCCTATCGCAGAGGCAAAGGCCGCCTGAGATAAATCTAGCCATCTACGGATCTGCTTGATATTGTTACGGTCCATGCCAGAAATACTAGCTCATCTAGTCATCGCATTGCAATAGCGCCGCTGGTTGCCTGGTGGCATTAATATTTGCGCTAATTGCGAGATGAAGAAGCCGAAGACACCACCCAGCCCGGAGCAAATCGCCGACTCTGCCCGGTTGCGGGAGCTCTTTTCCTTGCACGCAGGAATGAGCCAACTCGAGTTTGGGCAGAAGCACGAGATAGGCAATCAGGGCATGGTTTGGCAGTATCTGAATGCGGACAAGCCAAAGGGGAGTGTTCTGAACGTTTCGGCCGCTATCAAATTTGCAGCGGGGTTGTCTTGTCGTGTATCAGACTTCAGCCCCTCGCTGCAGGGCGAAATTGATCGCATCGCGGCCTTCGCAAGCGATCGGGCCGGGAACAACAGTGTGGACGGCAACATGGAGATTCGCGACATAGCCGCCCGCCTCCAGAAGCTGCCTAGAGAGGTGAAGGAGAGCACGATCACGGCGATAAAGCTTACATTGCTCGGCGCAGAGGAAATGGTCGGACGGGGAGACGCGGCCCCCCCTGACTCAGCAAACCGCACCTCACCTTAGTCCACTCCGGCCCAGGAAATATAAACATTAAATCGGACACGATGCTCTGCGACAAAGAGCATCGTGCGGATCGACGTGACAGACAACCGCCCACCTTGGTGTTGGTGAGACTTTTGCCGCCCTCCTCGGACAAGCTCTAACGCACCTAGACGCACAGTCCAGATCAATCACTTCGCCGGCTAACCACGGGCGGCTCGCCCAACTGCGGTCCTCTTAAGACCTCCGTGGCTGCGCAATGTCAATAAAAATAGTGGCACTGTTGACACACTGTAACTAGCGCTGCTATTTTATCAACATTGATAGAGAGCAGCGCTAACTGGTGTCTGCACAGCCCTCAGACGGGACGCCTGAATAGTCGTCGCGGCGACTTCAAAATAGCCCGTACGTGCTCACTCCAGGTAGTAACAGGCGTCCTCTCTGAGTGCTCGTTGCACCGGAGACCTCCATGCAAAACATCATCGACTGGAAATTTCGCCCGAATCGGTTCCGTAGGCTCGTCAGCGCAGCGGCACGCTGGACTCGAAATGGGCTGGCCGCTCTTGGCGTGTGCTTCCTCTATCTGCTCGTGGTTGGCTACCTTCAGTATCTCGACCAGGTGCGTGAGGGCACGCCGCACTGCATGATGTCCCGCTGCACGTAATCACGATTTTTCGTTTTTAGCTTCGTTCAGTTAATTTTGGATTACTGATCGTTGTAACGTCGCGCAACCACCTCCGCCTCGGATGCGCGACGCTTAGGGGTGGCGGCCAACACGGCGCCACGCTTTTTCAGATTGACCACCACCTTGAGGACTTGCTATGTCCATCCGCCCTATCACCGACACGATGCGCTACATCGGCGGCGGTGTCTTCATGGACCAGGCCAGTGACAAGCTGGCCGAACTCGTCAACGCCGTTGACACCACGGGCAAGGCCGGTTCGCTGACGATCGTCATCAACGTCAAGAAGGCCACTCGCGGCGGCGCAATGCTCATCGTCGGCAAAGTCTCGGTCAAGAAGCCTGCCGAGGATCCGATGGAGGCCATGCTGTTTGCAACCCCCGAAGGCAACCTCATAAGCGATGATCCGCACCAGCAGAAGCTCGATCTGAAGCAAGTCCCTGGCGCAACCGACGCCTCGCCGTCCACCTTGAAGACGGCTTAATCATCTCTTAATCTATAAGGAATCCTTTTTATATATGGAAACCATCCAAGATAACGTCGCAGAAACTCTCGCGCGTGAAATGAAGTCGCCGATCGAGCTCGGCTCCAACGAGACGGCAGCAATTCGCCGCCTCGCGCTCCCTCCGGGCTGGAAGATGGACGAGCGCGACGACTCAAAGCTGCTCGCCACGCCGCGGCGCAAAGTGGCTCGCGTCAGTGTCCGAGATACGGACAGCTTCATCGACTACCTGAAGCGCCACGGGTCGCTTACCGACTGCACGATCTGGTGTCGTGCCGACTACGTGCGCGGCGAAGTTTCCTTCACCGGCATCCTCAATGATCACGGCGAGGAAGAACATCAACCGGCCTGGCGCGACCACCTCGCCCACTTCTCCCCGGAGTTCAGCGAGGAATGGCGTCGCTGGAGTGGAGCGAACAAGAAGCATCTGAGCCAGACCGAATTCGCCACGTTCATCGAAGACAATCTCAAGGACATCGCGGCGCCTGAGGGCTCTGGCCTTCCGTCTGGTGGCGCAATGCTCGAGATGGCACTCTCGTTCGAAGCCACGCAAGACATGCGCTTCAAGAGCGCTATTCGCCTGCAGAACGGCGGTGTCAACCTGTCGTTTGTGCAGGATGACGATGCGCAGACGATCCAGAAGATGTCCGTGTTCGAGCGCTTCGCGATCGGCATCCCGGTCTTCTGGAACGGCGATGCCTACCAGGTCGACGCGCGCCTGCGATATCGCGTGCGTGACGGGAAACTTGTCTTCTGGTTCGAACTCGTCCGCTCCGACAAGGTGCTCGAAGCCGCAGCGACGACCGTCATCAACACGATCAAGGAGAAAACGGGTAACCCGTTCTTCTTCGGCGATCCGTTCGTCAACACCAGCCAGTAACTCGAACTGCGAGGCCGCGTGCTTCCGCACACGGCCTCTCTCGGTGGCCGCCTCGCTCAGCGGCCTGCTTTCTTCTGATTCCGAGGCTCGATTTATGTCTGACCTGAATAGAAAGCCCTCGCGCAACGCGGGGATGATAGGTACGGCGACAGAGGCAACCGTCGATAAGCGCGCCGCACCAGTCAATGCACTGACGCATGACGGTAGCCACAACAATGCGTCGCGGCGACACGCAGCAGCACCGACCGACAACATCAAGCCGCTCGTGCAAGAGCGTCATTTCGAATTTCACTGCGCGCCCGATGCCACGCCGGTGGCGGCTGTCTCTTGCGACGTCGAACAGGTGCTCCGCGACTGCATTCCTGGTGGATACAGCGCCGATCCGCAGCGCGTCGCGGATAGTCCAGCGCCTCTCCCGCACTACTGATACCGGAGGGGAAGCGTGAACGCCCCTCTCATTTCATCGCAGCGTCACCTCGACCGCGAACTCGTAGCCAGGAAAGCCGAGCGCTTCGCCGTGTTCATCGTTCACGTTGCCGACGTCAACATGCGCGGCAAGCCCTATCGGCTCGTGATCGATGGGCACCACAACCTCGCCGCAGCAAAGCTGGCCGGCGTCGATCCGGTCTGGAGAGCGCCCGCCTCCAAGTGGAGCCGCATTGAGAAGTCCATGTCGCCGCCTCAGTTCGAGCGGTTTCTGATCAACAACCTGACCGATTCCGACTACTACTTCGTCGACACCGGAGAGGTTGTCCAGGATCTGCTCGGCGTCGAGCCGGCGCGCACTACTACGGAGGATGGGAAGTGAGCATTGTCTCCAACGACCAACTTGTGGAACTCACTGGAGGCTTGCGGCAGGGTGCAGCGCAATCCCGCTGGATTCAGCGCAACCTCGGGATCAAATGCCCCCGCAAAGTTGACGGGCATCCGCTTCTAACGTGGGAACAGGTCAATCATCGACCCGATGAGCGGACCAGGGCACAGCCGAAATGGAGCGTGGCGGCATGAAAAAGCGCAGAGCGCGCGATGGGCTGCTGGAACGTATGGAAGCTCGACCGCGGAAATCAGGCGGCTTCACGTATCGTTATCATCCGGTCGGCGGAAAGCCGATTCCTCTCGGCCAAGACAGGCTTGTCGCCGTGCAGAAGGTGCTGGATATGCTCGGCGTCGGAGACGGTGTCGGTACGATATCGAGACTGTGGGAGCAGTTCCAAGAGACAACCGGATGGGACCGCTATTCGCAGTACACGCGCACTGACTACAAACAGTGCGCCGGCCCATTGCTCGAAATTTTCGGCGATATGCGCGCCGCAGATATCGATGCGACACACGTTTCACGCTACCTGCGCATCGAGCGCGCAAAAGCGCCGGTGCGCGCAAACAGAGAGATTGCCCTTCTTTCGAATTTGATCGGCCTGGCGATCGACCGCGGCGAGGCGAAACACAATCCCTGCCGCGAAGTTCGGCGCAATGAAGAACAGCCACGTACCGAGGCGCCCGAGCCCGCAGATTTTCGAGCGTTCGCGTCGTGGGTCTCGTCTCTTGGTGGGCAAAAAGCGGTGATTGGGATGGCGGCCGAATATGCAGCACTGGCGGGCAACAGAAAGGTGGAGTTCCTGGATCTCTCATGGCCGCAGATCGATGAAGCGGCCGGCGTTATCCGTGTGAAACGAGCAAAGCAACGAGGACGCAAGCGCGGCGAAGTGATCGAACACATCGAGATCACGGAAGCACTCGCGGAACTCATCGCACGACTCAAAGCGGTCCGGAAAGACGAATGCCTGTATGTGTTTTCGAATCGGTACGCCACCCATTACACGCCGGCAGGATTCAAGACCGAATGGTCGAAGCTGATGACGGAGGCCGTCAAGTTGAAGAAGATCGACCGGCGCTTCACCTTCCACGATCTGCGAGCCTACTACGTCACCCGGCACAAGGCAGAGCGCGGCGCCCTCCCCGACTTGCACGCGAATCCTGCCACCACAGCACGGGTCTACGATCGCACGAAGATAGTGAAGCGGCGAAGCATGTGATTCCCAATTTGGGAATTCCAAAGCAAAAAGCGGCACTGTCTTTTTGAACAGTGCCGCTTCTAACTACTTGATACTTCTACGAATTCTTTGGGGTGGCTGATGGGACTCGAACCCACGACGACAGGAATCACAATCCTGGACTCTACCAACTGAGCTACAGCCACCACTGTTATTGCTTACTTTTGCTTCGCTGCCGTTTTGTTTCAGCAGCGAAGAAGTGAGATTATATGGACACTTCTTCGTTTTGTACAGCCCCTTTTTTAAAAAATTTCGAAGGGGGCCGTCAGGTGGGTTCGAGCCTCGGCGAAGATCGCCGCCACGTCGCCGCGCGCGAGCCGTTTGCTGTCCGACAGCACGCGCCGCCAGCCGCGCGCGCCATGCACGCCGCGGTAGAGCCCGAGCGCGTGGCGCACGATCGCGCCCAGGTAGGTGCCGCGTGCGACGGCGTCGGTGCAGTAGGCAATCAACTGCGCCTCGATTTCCTCGCGCGTCGGCACTGCGCCGGCCGCACCGTAGAAACGCGCATCGACCTCGGCCAGCACGAACGGGTTGTGATAGGCCTCGCGGCCGAGCATCACGCCGTCGACGTGCTGCAAATGCGCATCGACTTCATCGAGCGTCGTAATGCCGCCGTTGATGATGATCTCGAGGTCAGGGAAATCCTGCTTGAGCCGGTACGCGTAATCGTACTTGAGCGGCGGGATCTCGCGGTTCTCCTTCGGCGAGAGGCCCTTCAGGATCGCGTTGCGCGCGTGGACGATGAATACGTCGCAGCCGGCCTGCGCGACGGTGCCCACGAAATCGCGCACGAACGCGTACTCCTCCACGGCATCCACGCCGATCCGGTGCTTGACCGTCACCGGCACCGACACCGCGTCGCGCATCGCCTTCACGCAATCGGCCACGAGCGTCGGCTCGTTCATCAGGCAGGCGCCGAACGCGCCGCGCTGCACGCGCTCCGACGGGCAGCCGCAGTTCAGGTTGATTTCGTCGTAGCCCCAGTTTTCACCGAGCTTGGCCGACTTCGCGAGATCGTCGGGTTCGCTGCCGCCCAGTTGCAGCGCGACGGGCGCCTCGTCGGGCGTGAACGCGAGATGGCGCGCCACGTCGCCATGCATCAGCGCGCCCGTCGTCACCATTTCCGTATACAGCCAGGTATGTCGCGAGATCGTTCGATGCAGGGCGCGACAATGGCGGTCAGTCCAGTCCATCATCGGCGCGACGGACACGCGGCGGGGCGTGGTTTTCGCGGAAAAATTCTTTTCAGTCAAGGTGTTGCTGCCCGTTTGGCATGTTGGGTTCGCTGCCGTTCTCCGTCGTGTTTGCCGGCGCTCAGTAATCGGGCGCCATGATGCATGCACGGATTTTTTCGCGGAATATCGCAAGCCGCATGGGCACCATCACCCGGAAAACACGAGGACGGAAGTATAGGTGATGTGCGGCAAATCCGCCGAACCTGCCAGGTGCCGCGTCATGCGCAAGCCCGGTCACGCCTCGGCGGATCGCCCGTTTGGCGTTATCGCATCAGGCGCAGGGTCTTGACGTCGATCTCCACGCTGTTCCAGTCCTTGTCGACCTCGCCTTCGACATGCACCTTGTCGGTCGGCACCACGGTCTGCCCCATCCAGCGCTTGTCATCGAGGTCGAGGCGGATCGTGCCGCTTTTATCGCGAAACTCGTACAGTTCATGTCCGATCTGCTTGACGATATGCCCTTCCAGCACGACCCAGGCATCGTCCGGCAACGACTTGGCCTGAGCGACCGTCGTCAGGCCCGGCGTCGGCCCCTTGAAGCCACCGGGCGATCCAAAGCCATCGTGTGAAACCGGGCCGCCCTGCCGGGCAAACGCGCCCACCGAAAACATGCCGAGCAAAATGGCCATCCCCATGCGTTTCATCTTCGTGCCCCCTTTGGCGAAGTGGTGAAAATCGACATCCCGGAATCGCTCCGTGTCGAATATCGCCGAGCCTAAAAGGCGCTCTTGATGGTTTCCATCGAACTCTTTCGAAAGTCGATAAAAACGCATGCGGAAACGGCAGTTGAATCGCCGCGCGGCAAACCTGCGGCAGTTGGTCGGACTAATTCGATTTTCAGTGTGAAATCAAGCAGCCTTGGTGATTGGCGGCACGATGAGTCCCGACAATATGCGACCGTATCGGCGTTCTATTCTCGTATCGGCGTTCTATTTTTTATCGCCCGACCGATCATCAATTCGGCTTCAAGGAGAAACCATGCGATTCCCGCTCATCTTTTTCCTGTTGATCGGCGTGAGTCTCGCCGCCGGCGCCGCGCCTGAATCCACCGAAGGCACCGGCGGCGTCCTCTTCAAACGATACGACGAGATCGAGAAAGACCAGCAGCGCAAACAGGCCGACCTGATTCGCGAGTCGATCAAGACCCGGATGAATCAGGACCGCACGGATCTGCACGGAAAATTCCCTTATCAGGTCCATCGATACGTCGCGCCGGAACGATCGATTTCCATCCAGCCGCGCTCGAAGAACACGAGCACCTACTGCTTCACCGGCCCGGATCACTCGTCCACTTGCGGCGCGAGCCTGACCTGGTGA